AAAAGGTATTTATCTGCAGCCCTTTCCGTGGGGATGCGGAAGGGAACAGCACAAAGGCGGCGGGATATTGCCGGAGGGCATATGAGGAAGGGTATCTCCCCATTGCGCCGCATCTGCTGTTTCCGCAGTTTTTGAATGAGGACAGCCTGAAAGAACGGGCAGACGGGGTTTCCATGGGAATGGAACTGCTGCTTGACTGTGACGAGATTTGGGTGTTCGGGGAGGCTACCGAGGGCATGGAGCAGGAAATCCGGTTTGCAGTGGAGCATGGCATCCACATCTGGTTTAAGGAGGATACGGAAGGAGGCAGTGGAGTATGAAGCTGGTAATGGTTGTGACAAAGTTGACAGGAAATGAGAAAAATGATCAGGCGAGGGCGCAGGAATATTGCCGTTATGCAGCACATAAGGGTGTTATTCCGGTCAGTGCCTATCTGAACTTCCACGGAATGTTTCCGGACGAGCTTGGCGGGGCGGTGGAGCATCTTTTAATCTCCCGGCTGGCAAAGCAGGTGGATGAGATATGGGTGTTTGGGAATGAGACAGATGCGGAAAAGAAGAAACGGATGGAAGAAGCCTGCCGGAAGTACGGCGGCAGGGCAAAGTATTTTGACGCAAGGGAGATTGGGGAGGACCTGCTGCTCTGCACCATGTTCTCCGAGGAACTGATTGAGAAGCTGGAAGAAATGGAGGAGGTTTAGATGGGAAGCGAATGGTTGAAGATGGCGGACGGGTTTGCTTTGGTTGCGGAGAGCCTGCGGGAGCTGGCAGGACAGGCTTTGGAAGAAGCAAAGCCGGATGTGAAGCAGGAGAGTAAAACAGGGAAGGCCACAGCGGATAAAAGCACAGCCGTGGCGAAGGCAGATAAGAGAAAAGAGGAGCAGAAGGTGGCTGTGGAGGATATCCGTGCGGTGCTGGCGGAGAAGTCCCAAGAGGGAAAAACTAAGGAAATCAAGGAACTGCTGGGAAAATACGGGGTGGTAAAACTGTCCGCTGTGGAGGAGAAGGATTATCCGGCACTGCTTGCGGAAGCAAAGGTGCTGTGATGGGGAGACATGCGCTGTTGTCGGCTTCTTCTTCCAAACGGTGGCTGAACTGTACGCCGTCAGCAAGACTGGAGGAACAGTTCACAAAAGATACGGGGAGTGTGTATGCGGAGGAAGGCACTGCCGCCCATGCTCTGGCGGAGCATAAGCTCAAACGGCTATTGAAGCGGCGCTCTAAGCGTCCGGTGTCGGATTATGACTGTGACGAGATGGAAGAATGCACGGATGAGTATACGGCTTATGCCATGGAGCAGATTGAACTGGCGAGGCAGAGTTGCAAAGACCCTGTTGTGCTAATCGAGCAGCATCTGGATTATTCCGCCTATGTACCCGAAGGTTTTGGAACCGGTGATTTGGTGATTGTTGCAGATGGGGCTTTGACGGTCATTGACCTGAAATATGGAAAAGGCGTGGCAGTGGAGGCGGAGCGGAACCCGCAGATGATGCTGTACGGGCTGGGAGCCTTGGAACTGTTTGATGCCATTTATGATATTGATACGGTGCGGATGACCATTTACCAGCCGAGACTGGAGAGCATCAGCACCTGGGAGATTTCTGTTGCTGATCTGCGCGAATGGGTGGAGACGGAATTAAGACCGAAGGCTGCGCTTGCCATTAATGGTGAGGGAGAATTCCGGTGCGGCTCCTGGTGCCGTTTCTGCAAGGCGAAGAATACCTGCAGGGCAAGGGCGGAGGCGTACTTGAAGTTGGCACAGATGGAGTTTCAGCCTCCGGCGCTTCTGTCGGATAAGGAGATTGCGGAAGTTTTGAAAGTTGCGGATGACCTTGCCAAGTGGGCGGCAGATGTGTATGCCTTTGCCACGGATGAGGCAATCACCCATGGGAAGCAGTGGGCAGGCTTCAAGCTGGTGGAAGGCCGGAGCAACCGGAAGTATACGGATGAGGAGGAAGTGGCGGAGGCGGCAAAGGCTGCCGGGTACACGGATATTTATAAGAGCACTTTGGTAGGAATTACGGAGATGGAAAAATTGATGGGTAAGAAGAAATTTTCGGAGGTGCTTGGGAAGCTGGTGTACAAGCCCCAGGGCAAGATTACCTTGGTGACGGAATCGGATAAGAGGCAGGCAGTAGAAACGGCAACCGCAGAGGCGGATTTTAAGGAGGCAGAATAAGATGGGAAATGAGAATGCGAATGTAAATGTAACAAAAGTGATTGTACCCTGCAGGTTTTCTTACCTGCATTGCTGGGAGCCGAATGCGGTGAACGGGGGAGACCCGAAGTATTCGGTATCAGCCATCATCCCAAAATCGGATACGGAGACTGTGGAGAAGATTAAGAGGGCGATTGAGCAGGCGAAGAAGGATTCCGTTTCCAAATGGGGAGGAAAGGTTCCGGCCAACCTGAAACTGCCGCTCCGTGACGGGGACATTGACCGCTCGGAGGATGAAGCCTATGCGGACAGTTATTTCTTTAATGCCAATAGCAGGCAGGCCCCTCAGGTGGTGGATAAGAACGTACAGCCCATTCTTGACCAGTCAGAGGTGTATTCCGGGTGTTATGGCAGAATCAGTGTGAATTTTTATGGTTTTAACAATAACGGAAACCGTGGGATTGCGGCGGGGCTGGGGAATATCCAGAAACTGCGTGATGGGGAATCCCTGGGTGGCAGGAGCAATGCGGATGAGGATTTTGATGCAATTGCAGATGAGGAAGATTTCCTTGGATAATGAGAGCAGGGCGGCGGGTGACCGCTGCCCGTTATTCAAAATGCGGAGGAAAGGAGTTCTGTCATGGGAAAGATTTTAGAAATAGACATTGAGACATACAGCGATGTGGATTTGATTAAATGCGGGGTTTACGCTTATGCGGACGGCCCTGCTTTTGAAGTCCTGCTGTTTGCCTATTCCTTTAATGGAGGGAAAACGCAGGTGATAGATTTGGCGCAGGGAGAGAAACTTCCAGAAGAGGTGACAGAGGCTGTATTTGATGAAGGTGTGGTAAAGACGGCATTTAATGCGAATTTTGAGCGGATTTGTCTTTCTAAGCACTTTGGAAGACAGCTATCTCCAGAGAGCTGGTATTGCAGCGCGGTACAGGCGGCCACGCTGGCATTGCCCCATTCCTTGGAGGACGTTGGGGTGGTGCTTGGATTGGAACAGCAGAAGATGAAAGAGGGGAAGGAGCTAATCCGGTATTTTTGTGTTCCGCGCAAGCCCACAAAAGCCAATGGTGGGAGAACACGGAACCTGCCCTGCCATGCGCCAGAGAAGTGGGAAGTATTTAAGAACTACTGCATCCGGGACGTGGATGTAGAGAAGGAAATTCGGAGAAAACTGCAGCATTTTCCGATTTCTGAAGGTGAGATGGAACTGTACTGTCTGGACCAGAAAATCAATGACAGGGGTGTTTTGGTGGACAGAAATTTGGTACGGCAGGCGGTATCCTGCGACCTGCTTTATAAGGATATCGTGACGAAGCGGGCGTATGAACTGACCGGGCTGGAAAATCCCAATTCGGTGGTGCAGATAAAGTCATGGCTGGAGGAGAACGGCGTGGAGATGGAAAGCCTGTCAAAAAAAGCAGTGACCGGGCTGATTGAAGAATCAGACGGGGAGGTGCAGGAGCTTTTAAGGCTTCGGCTTCTCATGGCGAAGACTTCTGTGAAGAAGTATGAGGCTATGGAGCGGTCTGTCTGTTCAGATGGGCGGGTACATGGCTTATTGCAGTTTTATGGAGCCAACAGGACAGGCCGGTGGGCCGGGAGGCTGGTGCAGGTGCAGAATCTGCCCCAGAACCATATCCCGGATTTGGAACTTGCCAGGAGCCTTGTAAAGCAGGGGCGGTTTGAGGATGTGGAACTGCTTTATGATTCCACGCCGAATGTGCTGTCGGAGCTTATCCGTACCGCTTTTATTCCAAAACCGGGATATCGGTTTGTTGTGGCAGATTTTTCTGCCATTGAAGCGAGGGTGTTGGCATGGCTGTCAGGTGAGAAGTGGAGGCTGGATGTGTTTACTTCCCATGGAAAAATCTATGAAGCTTCGGCATCCGCTATGTTTCATGTGCCGATTGAGAACGTGACGAAAGGATCTCCGCTCCGGCAGAAGGGAAAAATTTCAGAACTGGCTTTGGGATACGGAGGTTCTGTAGGTGCGCTGACTTCCATGGGTGCTTTGGATATGGGGCTGGCAGAAGAGGAATTGGCTCCGCTGGTATCCACCTGGAGAAGTGCCAATCCCCATATCACGCAGTTCTGGTGGGATGTGGATGCGGCTGCGGTAAAGGCAGTGACAGAGAAAAAGAAAACAAGGGTAGGGAGAATCACCTTTGAATATAAAAGCGGGATTCTGTTTGTGGAGCTGCCATCAGGTAGGAAACTGTCCTATGTGAAGCCCAGGATGGCATTGAACAAGTTTGGCAGGAACGGACTGACCTATGATGGAATTGCGGAGAACAAGAAATGGAGCCGGATTGAGACTTACGGCCCGAAGCTGGTGGAGAATATCGTGCAGGGGACGGCAAGGGATTTACTGGCGGAAGCCATGCTCCGGGTGGAGAAAAAAGGCTATTCCATTGTCATGCACTGCCATGATGAGATTATAGCGGAGATGCCGGAGGGGGCTGGTTCCGTGGAGGAGATGTGTGCGGTCATGGCCGTACAACCAGAGTGGGCGGATGGGCTGCCTCTCCGGGCAGACGGCTTTGAATGCGCTTTTTACAAAAAGGAATAGGAGGCAGAGGAACATGAAGCTGTTTATTTCAACAGGGAATTCACGGATGGAGAAGCGGTGGAATGGAAGGGAGATGGAACTGGAGGAATTTATCGAACGCATTTCTACCACCATCCGCACTTCGGAGACGGTGGAGCAGTACCGGAAGCTGTCAAAAGCAAAACAGGATGACATCAAAGATGTGGGAGGCTTTGTGTTGGGGAAGCTGAAAGGCGGCAGGAGGAAGAAGGACTGTGTGGTGTTCCGGTCTGCCCTGTCGCTGGATATGGATTATGCCACAGTGGATATCCCGGAGCAGATGGAGATGTTCTTTGATTTCTGCTGTCTCATCTATTCCACTCATAAGCACACGCCGGAGAATCCCAGGCTCCGGCTGATTATCCCGCTGTCCAGAACAGTAACGCCGGATGAATATGTTGCAGTGGCAAGGAAGGTGGCGGAGGATATCGGCATGGAACTGTTTGACGATACCACTTATGAGCCGTCCAGGCTGATGTACTGGCCTTCCACTTCTACGGATGGGGAGTTTGTGTTCCGGGATATAGAGGGGGAAATCCTGAACCCGGATCAGGTGTTGGCAAGGTATAAAGACTGGAGAGATTCTTCGGAGTGGCCGGTGAGCAGCCGGCAGCAGGCGGTGGTGCAGAGGGAGATGAAGAAGCAGGCGGACCCGCTGGAGAAGGACGGGGTAATCGGGGCATTCTGTCGGACCTATGGCATTGAGGAGGCGGTTGCCGCTTTTCTGTCGGAGGTGTACCAGCCAAGCGCCATGCAGGGAAGGTTTGATTATATCCCGGCGGATTCCCAGGCTGGGGTGGTGGTCTATGAGGGGAAGTTTGCCTATTCCCACCATGCCACGGACCCGGCCTGCGGGAAGTTGATGAATGCGTTTGATATGGTGCGGATTCATAAATTTGGGGAGCTGGACAGCCGCTCATCCCAGGATACGGACCCTGCAAAGCTGCCTTCTTTTAAAGCAATGAGTGAGTTTGCGGTGAATGATGAGAAGGTGAAACGCCAGTTGATGAGGGAACGGGAGGAATCAGCACAGGCGGAGTTTTCACAGGAAGAATGGCAGTCTGCCCTGGAATTGGACCGTCAGGGAAGGGTGAAGGATACGCTGGATAATCTGGTGACAGCCATAAGGCATGATGGACAGTTACAATCCATTGCGTTCAATTTCCATCGGGACGGCATTGACGCGGGGAAGGGGCTGCCTTGGAAGCAGATCAAGCCGGGATGGAACGATTCTGATTTTGCATCCCTGAAAGTTTACCTGAATAAAGGCTATGGCGTGTATTCCCCAGCCAAAACAAAGGACGCATTGCTGGCGGTGGCTTCTGAACGGGCATATCATCCGGTGAAAGAATATCTGGATGGGCTTCCGGTCTGGGATGGGGTAAAACGGGTGGATACGCTGCTCACGGATTATCTTGGGGCAGAGAATTCAGAATACACAAGGTCAGTCATACGGAAAACACTGGCGGCAGCGGTAGCAAGGATTTACCAGCCTGGAGCGAAGTTTGACAGTGTGCTGATTCTGAACGGTCCCCAGGGAATTGGGAAGTCCACGCTGTTTGCAAAGCTGGCGGGAGCCTGGTTTTCCGACAGCCTGACACTGACGGACATGCGGGATAAGTCCGGGCCGGAAAAACTGCAGGGATATTGGATTCTGGAGCTGGGCGAGCTGGCAGGGATGAAGAAGACGGATGTGGAGACGGTGAAATCTTTTTTATCCCGTGTGGATGATAAGTACCGTGCCAGTTATGGACTGAATGTGGAAAGCCATCCGAGGCAATGCGTGATTGTGGGAAGTACCAATACAGAAAGTGGGTTTTTGCGGGATATTACGGGAAACCGGAGATTCTGGCCGGTGCGGGTGAACGGGCAGAGCATGAAGAAACCATGGCAGATTTCGCAGGAGGAAGTAACGCAGATTTGGGCGGAGGCAGTGGAAGTTTATAAGGGCGGCGAAAAGCTGTTCTTAGAAGGGGATGTGGCGGCAATGGCAGCCTCAGAACAGGCGGAGGCCATGGAAACGGATGACCGGGAAGGTCTGGTCAGGACGTATCTTGAAAAGTGCCTGCCGGAAAATTGGGATACTATGAGCCTTTATGACCGTAGGAATTTCCTAAATAGCAGTGAGTTTGGGGAGACGCAGAGAGAAGGAACTGTGAAACGCACCAGAGTGTGCAACATGGAAATCTGGTGTGAGTGTTTTGGACGGGAGTCTTCTACCCTGAAAAAGATAGATTCCTATGAAATCAGCGGTATCATGCAGAAGATTGAAGGCTGGGACAAGGCAGAGAGGGACACTTTTCCCCTTTATGGCAGACAGCGGTGTTACCGGAAAAGTTGGGGACAAGCGGGACAAAGTACAGAGGTGTCCCTATAGGCTGTCCGCTAGGAAATATAAGTAAAAGCAGGAGCTTTGGACAAGTGGACAAGAAATCCATATTGGGATTAAAAAAATAAGAAAAAAAGCCGATTGTGCCTGTGTAATATGTGTATGCGCGTATATAGGACAACACTGTCCGTCCTGTCCGCTTGTCCTGAAAATAGATTGGTTACTATGAACAGCAGGTGATAGAAAATGCGGGAAAATCTAATTGAAAGACAGCTTGCTATGGCTGTGAAAAAGATGGGAGGCATGGCAGTGAAGTTCGTTTCTCCCGGATTGGATGGGGTACCGGACAGAATTGTCCTGTTGCCGGATAAGAAAATGGCGTTTGTGGAGTTGAAGGCTCCGGGAAAGAAGCTCTGGCCTTTGCAGGAGAAACGCAGAAGGCAGTTGGAAGCTTTGGGTTTTTCGGTTTATGTGATAGATGGGGCGGAACAGATTGGAGGTGTGCTGGATGAAATATGTTCCACATAAGTATCAGGAGTATGCAAAAGAGTTTATTGTGAAACAGAATATCAGTGCTTTATTTTTAGATTGTGGTTTGGGAAAGACCATCATTACCCTGACTGCCATATGGGAACTATTACTGGATTATTTTGAGGTCAGGAAGGTTCTGGTAATAGCGCCGCTCCGGGTGGCGAGGGATACTTGGCCGGGGGAACTGAAGAAGTGGGAACATCTGCAGGGACTTGTGATGTCAGCGGTTCTTGGATTGGAGAGGGAACGGATAACGGCACTAAACCGGAAAGCCAATGTATATGTCATTAACCGGGAAAATGTAGAGTGGCTGGTGGCACATGGCGGGTGGGATTTTGATATGGTGGTAATTGACGAGCTGTCTTCTTTCAAATCACACCGGGCGAAGCGGTTTAAGGCATTAAAAAAGGTACGGCCCTGCGTGAAGCGGATTGTTGGGCTGACGGGAACACCTGCTCCCAATGGATTGATTGACCTGTGGGCGGAGATTGGAATTCTGGATATGGGGCAGAGGCTTGGGCGGTTTATCGGTGGTTACAGGGAACGGTTTTTTGTGCCGGACAAACGAAGCAGGGAGATGGTTTATTCCTACAAGCCGAGAGAGGGAGCGGAGGAAACAATCTACGGTTTGATTTCAGATATCTGCATCAGTATGAAAGCGGTGGATTATCTGAAAATGCCGGGATGCATTTATAACCGGGTGGTGGTTGCCATGAGCGAAAAAGAAATGAATCTATACCATCAGCTTGAAAAAGACATGCTGGTTCCATATGAGGACGGTGATATTGATGCGGTAAATGCCGCCGGACTGTCCAACAAGCTGATGCAGATGGCAAATGGAGCGGTCTATGATGAGAACGGAGCAGTAAAACACATACATGACCGGAAGCTGGATGCCCTGGAAGATTTGGTGGAAGCGGCGAATGGGAAGTGCGTGCTTGTTGCTTATTGGTATAAGCATGACTTGGCAAGAATCCGGGAGAGGATTGGATCGGTGGTGCTGGACACTGCAGAGGATTTCCAGAAGTGGAATGCAGGGCAAATCCCTGTTGCAGTCATTCATCCGGCTTCTGCCGGACATGGACTGAACCTGCAGGCCGGAGGTGCCACCCTCATCTGGTTTGGACTGACATGGTCTTTAGAACTGTATCAGCAAATGAACGCAAGACTGTGGCGGCAGGGGCAGAAAGAAACGGTGGTCATCCATCATTTGATTGCAAAAGACACATTGGATGAACGGGTGATGGAAGCGCTGGAGAAAAAGGACTGCGGGCAGTCGGCGCTGGTGGATGCGGTGAGAGCGAGGATTGGAGGTTGGAAGGATGGATGTGGAAAAACTGTTTAAGGATTATGATAAATGGAAAAGAAATATGGGGATTCTGGAATTTGAACTTAGCCGCTTTGAGGGCGTGCCATATGATGACGTGATAGAAAGTCTGTGCTTTTCCCATCCACAAGGAGACAAAGTGCAGACCAGCGGGATTTCTGATAAGACAGGAAAAACAGCCATCATTTACCGTCAGGTAAAAGAAAGGCTGGATGATGACTGGTTTGACTATCTGATTGAGCGGTACAAATCGGTAAAAGAGGAAGTGGAGTTTTTTGAATATGCAATGAACAGGCTGAGCGGAAGACAGTCCCAGGTATTAAAGGATATGGTGCTGGGGCAGATGAGCTGGCAGGAGCTGATGAGTAAATACAATGTCAGCCATGCTATGATAGGAAGATATAGGAAAAAGGCAATCGAGGAATTGGAAGGGATTTATGGTATGAGAGAACAAAACACGGAAAACTATATGCTGGATTAGGCACGGTAGACAGATGGTAGACTAAGTGTAGACGAAGAGTTTATTGAAAGTTTATTGCAATCTGTGTTATCCTTAAACTGCGAAGAACTGTAAGAAGCTCTGTGGAAAATCCATGGGGCTTTTTCTTTTGCCTTTGCATGGACAGGGGCTTCATCCTTTCACCCTGTCCGGTACATAGGAGAGGAGAGGGATAAAATGCCGATGAAGCCAAAGAAGCCCTGCCGCCATCCGGGATGCCCGAAGCTGACAGACGGGATTTATTGTGAAGAACATGGATTGCTGCATTGTAGTGACAGGACATCTTCTGCCGGGCGTGGGTACGACAGACGATGGCGTACAGCAAGAAGCAGGTTTTTGAAAGCACATCCGCTATGTGTCCGGTGCCAGGAACAGGGTAGACTGGTGAAGGCAACTGTGGTGGATCATATTGTGCCGCACCGTGGAGATGACAGATTGTTCTGGGATGAAGAGAACTGGCAGGCGCTGTGTAAGAACTGCCATGACAGCAAGACCATGACGGAGGACCGTTATCAGGAGTACAAATACTGACAGAGAGAAGCCTTGGGAGATTCCCAGGGCTTTTCCTCTAGGCGGTAGTAACGTGCCGCCTGCCATTTAACTGGAACTGGTCGTGGCTTTGAATCTGCCGAATGGCGGAGCGGACAGTGTGTGCGTGTCCATGACTGTGGTAATAAGGTATACCTTTGGAGTGTTTGTGATAGATGCGGACGGGATATTTTGTATAAGAGTATGGTTTCTGGATAATCCAGCAATGTCCGGTGCACCGGGACTGGATTTCGTAGAAGTCATCCGTTTTCCGGACGAGTTTGAAATAGGACGAGGCCAGGAGAGAATGCTCGTTGGATGTGAACATTATTTTTTTACCTTGCGTTTACCGAGGGCTTCTCCATACGGTGTTTGTGGTTCACAGACCATGGCAGGCTGAGGCGCGGGTGTGATGCAGATGCAGTTATCCTCATAGGACACTTCGATGGCATCCCCGATGTGGAAGCCGAGAGCCTCCAGCCATTTTCCCTCCATGGAGATCTTAGGAGTGGCAGTGTAGTAACTTTCCCTGCCCCAGACATATTGAGCCTGCCTTGCCCGTGCGCTGTAAAGGACTTTCATTTTCTTTGATTTCATAAGCAGTTGCCTCCTTTGGTTTTGGTAGTGCCATGTTAAATCGGATTCGGATAATTATCCAGTCAATTCGGAGGCATGAACTGCACAAAGATTTGTCCCGTGGATTGTGCAGGTTATGACTGGATTCGGGGAAATCTGCCGAGGGGAGGGGCGGTCTGAATCTCTGGAACCCCGCCCCCTGGAAACCGCCGCCCCCTCAAACGTGAATTTTCGCATAAATCGGCAGGGGGGATAGGAAACCCCGGAGCATTTCCATACATAAACATAGGATTTCCGCAAAATAAGGCAGGAAAGGTTTTGCCAAAAGGTACCGGAAATCCCGTGTTTTGAAGCTGGGAAACCATTTAAAAAGAGTGGTTTTCTGGCTTTTTTATATTTGGAGGTGTGAAAGGATGACCGATGCACAGGCAGCTCAGATAAAGGAACTGCGGATGCGGGGGCAGGGTTACCGGGCAATAGGGGCGGTGGTTGGGCTGTCCCGTGATATTGTAAGGAATTTTTGTAAGGCAAACGGAATGGATGGCTATGTCAAAGCTATGGCACTCAATATGCAGGAACGCCTGGCGTGCGGAAAAGCCTGTGCCTGCTGCGGAAAAGAAATCAGCCAGCCGGGGAATGGCAGGCCGAGGAGGTTCTGCTCAGACAAATGCAGGCGAGTATGGTGGAAGCTGCACCCGGAGGCGGCACAGAGAAAACACACCCATATAGAGGTGTGCGCTTACTGCAAAAAAGAATTTGAAGTCAATGGAAGCCGGGAACAGAAGTATTGCAGCCATAACTGTTACATCAAAGACCGGTTCTGGAGGGACGAGGATGGAGTTTAAGAAAATCAGGATAGCGGACTTGGTTCCGGCTTCCTATAATCCGAGGAAAAAGCTGAAACCGGGTGATAAGGAATATGAGAAAATCAAGAATTCCATCCAGGAATTTGGATATGTGGAGCCAGTGATTGTCAATTCCGATATGACCATCATCGGCGGTCACCAGCGGGTGACAGTGCTTTCCGATTTGGGCTATGAGGAAATTGACTGTATCGTCATTGATATCGACAAGAACAAAGAAAAGGCGCTGAACATCGCCCTGAATAAAATCACAGGCGAATGGAATAAGGAACTGCTGGCGGATTTGATTAAGGATTTGCAGGCTTCGGATTTTGATGTGTCTTTCACAGGCTTTGAGCCGCCGGAGATTGAGCAGCTATTCAATGCCGTACACGATAAGAAAATTACGGAAGATGATTTTGACGTGGAGGCGGAGCTTCAGAAGCCTGCGGTGGCAAAGCAGGGAGATGCGTGGCTGTTAGGCAGGCACCGGGTAATCTGTGGGGATTCCACTTTGCCGGAAACATACGAGGTGTTGATGGAGGGGCAGAAAGCAAACCTTGTGGTGACAGATCCGCCTTATAACGTGAATTATGAGGGAACTGCCGGAAATATCCAGAATGACCATATGGAGGATAGAAAGTTTTATCAGTTCCTTTTTGCAGCTTTTGTAAATATGGAGCAGAACATGGAGCCGGATGCTTCCATCTATGTGTTCCACGCTGACACGGAGGGGCTGAACTTCCGTAAAGCATTCCATGATGCCGGGTTCTATCTTTCCGGTTGCTGTATCTGGAAGAAGCAGAGCCTTGTGCTGGGAAGAAGCCCCTACCAGTGGCAGCATGAGCCGGTGCTGTTTGGTTGGAAGAAAGGTGGGAAGCACAATTGGTATTCGGACCGGAAACAGACTACCATTTGGGAGTTTGACCGTCCGAAGCAGTCCAAGGACCATCCGACCATGAAGCCAGTGGGACTGGTGGCATACCCCATTCAGAATTCCTGCATGAGCAACTGTATTGTGCTGGACCCATTTGGTGGTTCCGGCTCCACGCTGATTGCATGTGAGCAGACCAGCCGGATTTGCTATATGGCGGAACTGGATGAGAAATTCGTGGATGTGATTGTACAGAGATATATGGAACAGAAAGGCTCCGCAGAGGATGTGTCTGTCATTCGGGGTGGAGAGAAATTAAGATATTCAGAGTTAAAAAAGGAAGGTGCCGCCGATGAAGCAGTTGACCTTCCTTGATTTATGTTCAGGTATCGGTGGGTTCCGGCTGGGGCTGGAGGCTGCCGGGTATAAGTGCAAGGGTTATTGTGAATATGACAAATACGCAAGGGCTTCCTATGAAGCTATGTATGACACGGAGGGGGAGTGGAAAGCGGATGACATCACAAAACTCAGACCGGGGGAGATTCCATATGCAGACATCTGGACATTTGGTTTCCCCTGCCAGGACATTTCCATCGCCGGAAAACAGCGGGGACTGTCCGGCAAGCGAAGTGGAATCTATTACAGCATCATTGACCTCGTCAAAGGCAAGGAAGAAAGAGATAAACCCACATACCTACTTGTTGAGAACGTTAAAAACCTGCTTTCAGTTAATGGAGGCTTCGACTTTGCCGCCGTTCTGTCTGAAATGGACGAAGCGGGGTATGACGCAAGATGGCAGGTGCTTAACTCCAAAGACCACGGAGTCCCCCAGAACCGGGAGAGGGTGTTCTTTATCGCAAATCTTAGAAGCAGAGGCAGACGGGAAATATTACCTGTCTCGGGAGAAGACGGAAGAACTCTTAAAGAAGTTATAGGAGGGATGCAGGGCTACCGGGTATATGATCCGGAAGGGGTTTCTGTGACTCTTGGAGCAAATGGCGGAGGTATGGGCGCAAAGACGGGGCTGTATTTTATCGACCAGGTAAAGGATAAGCCGAAAATCACACCGTTAGCGAGATGTCTGATTGCAAAATATAATGCGGGTTTGGTCAACCGCCCTGCGAATTCCGGCGTGCTGGAAGCCCATGCAGTAATCACGCCTGACAGGATAGAAAAGCGGCAGAATGGCAGACGGATGAAGGAAGAGGGGGAGCCGATGTTCACGCTGACTGGGCAGGACCGGCACGGTGTGTACTTATGTAATAGGAGCACTGACGAATGTGATGCCGGGGTAGAAGTTCCTGTCCGCAATGGAACAAAGCAGGGATACGACCTGGCACATCCCGGTGATGGAATCTGTCTTGCTTATCCAAAAAGCAGTACGCGCCGTGGCCGGGTTGGCAAAGGTTGTTCCCAGACACTGGATACCGGATGTCAGATGGGAACGGTAATGAAATGCGGCAGAATCCGCAGGCTGACACCCCGTGAATGCTTCCGGCTACAGGGCTTTCCCGATGAACTGTTTGAGCGGGCGATGGCGGTCAATTCTGATGCCCAGCTTTACAAGCAGGCGGGGAATGCAGTCACGGCAACTGTGGCTTATGCGGTGGCGATGGCGCTGCCAGAATCAAGAAATGAAATTTAAGAGGGGAAGGAGAATATAGACGGATGCTTTTAAAGGGAAAGGGTAGGCTCTGGGTTTATATGACAGAGAACTATGAGACATGTGGTATCATTTTCAGGTGGCAAGGACAGCACCGCCATGCTTCTTATGATGATCGAGAAGGGGATGCCAATTGATGAGATTATTTACTGTAATGTTATGGCGACGCCTTATCTGGGAGGGGATTTCCCGGAGATGTATGTATACATCAAAAAGATTGAAAAACACATCGGGAGAAAAATAACTTTTGTCCAGGCGGCACTTTCCTTCGAGGAGCAGTTCTACACAGAGTATAAAGAGGAGAGTGTGCAGGGCAGATTTATGGTTTCCCATTTACTACCGGGTTTTCCTGGTGTAATGACCGGCTTAAACTGAAGCCACTCAGTCAGTATCAGAAAGGAGCAGGTGAACACATCACATATCTTGGAATTGCTGCCGATGAACCGAAACGTCTGGCAAAAATGGATGAGCATACGAGGGCGCCGCTTGCGGAATGGGGAATTACCGAAGAAATGGCAAGGACGTATCTGGAAGAAAGGGAACTTCTGAATCCGCTGTATCGGAAATTCCGCCGCCTTGGCTGCTGGTTCTGCCCGAAACAGTGTCTGGATTCCCTGCGGCATATCCGGTGGGAATATCCTGATTTCTGGAGAGTGATGATGCAGTGGCAGGAGGACAGCAGAAGGGCTTTCCGGCCAGAAAGAAATATGTTTGAACTGGAAGAGCGGTTCCACAGAGAAGATGAAAAAAACGGCAGAATGATGCCGGATTGCCTTGACTTTACACCCGTTCAGAGTGATTAATGTAGTACCAAAAAACAAGGCTCAAAAGAACGGAGGAAAAGCAATATGAAGATTAAAACGAACGCAGAGAACAGGAAAGATGTTGTGAAGGCAGCCGCAGAGATTTTGAATACGCCATCAAAGTACCTTGGAGTTCCATCCTGTAACTTCCAGGTGGGAAACTGCATTATTGACCGGGCAGGAACTGTAGTGACGGAAGATGAAAAAACAGCGGAGATGCTCCTGGCAGGATTGGCAAAACGGGGATTTGTGGATGCACCGGAAACGGACGAGGGTAAACTTCTCGTGGCGCTCCCGGCAGAGGGGCTGACGGCCCTGAACTTGAAAAACCTCATTTTCCTCATCCATAGCAGGCAGTACCTGATTAACCAGTCGATTGGGGAAGAGTCCTTCTACATCCCGGACAGTCTTGTGGAGGAGTTAGAAGGAAATGAACACGAAACCATGGAGGCAGTTAAAGAGTCGCTTCTTGCCTATGCAGAAGATATGAGAGGACTTGGGATTTCAAAAGAAAAGATTATTTTCCGCTTTCCTTATACAGAGGATGCGGTGAAGGTAAAGACTTGGACGGGTTTGGCCACCGCCATGGTGAAGCAGGCCAGGGAGCAGAAGCGGATTGATCCGGAGGAGCGCATTGAGGAAAATGAAAAATACTACATGCGCATCTGGCTCCTTAGAATCGGCTTTGGCGGTAAGGATATGAAAGACAGTCGCAATACCCTGATGGAAAAACTGAAAGGGCATTCCGCTTTCCGCACACAGGCGGATATTGACCGGGCGAAGGTGCGGACAAAGCAGAGGGCGGAGGCGAAGAAACAGGCGGAACAGGAAGCCCAAGAGGGGGAAGGAGGCGGAGAAACTGCCGGAGCCGAGGAAACCGTGGCAGGGCTGATTTTGGGGGAAACAGGCGGCAACGGGGAGAAGCCGGAACCGACAGAAGCGGCTTAGACACAGTGTTTTTCACCTTATTATATACCATAGAAGGAACCCGTAAAAACACACGATTGACGGGCGGATTTTTCCCGGATCTTTGTGTACATTATGCGCCGAAATGACTGGATAATATGTGCTTTCAGAGTGATTAATAGACTACCAAAAGAAAACGAAGAAAGCACAGGAGGCGCAGGAATATATGAGAACACAGAGATTCGGGATTGAGATAGAGATGACAGGCATTACGAGGGAAGAGGCAGCAGCGGTGATTGCCGGACATTTCGGAACAGAGAGCTACTACATCAGAACCTACTACAAAACCTATGGGGCGAAAGACAGAAAAGGCAGGGAATGGAAAGCAACTTACGATTCCAGCATTACCGCACAGAAGAAAGTGCGGGGAAGAATCCAGGCGGCGGATGACACTTATAAATGCGAAATTGTCAGCCCAATCCTTACCTACGATGACATAGCGGATTTGCAGGAAATTATCCGGCAGCTCCGGCACAGGAAAGCACTGGTTAACGAAAAATGCGGAATCCATATCCATGTGGACGCATCCCTTTTTACCCCGCAAACCCTGCGGAATATTGTAAACATCATGGCAAGCAAGGAGGATATCCTCTACAAAGCCCTGCGGATTGACCCGGACAGGCTTTGGTACTGCAAGAAGGTGAACGAAGAGCTGATTACAACTATCAACCGGAAAAAGCCAAAGACGATGGAACAGCTCAAGGATATCTGGTACGCACAGGAGCCTGGCAGCGAACGGAACCAGCATTACAACAGGACACGCTATCATGGGCTGAACCTTCACGCCACCTTCACCAAAGGAACGGTGGAGTTCCGGCTTTTCAACAGCACCCTCCATGCCGGGGAGGTAAAAGCTTACATCCAATTTTGTCTGGCGGTCACCCATCAGGCGCTGGTGCAGAAAAAAGCCTCCTCCCGCAGAACGGAAACGGACAACGAAAAATATGCTTTCCGGTGCTGGATGCTCCGGCTGGGGCTGATCGGGGACGAATTCAAAACCTGCCGCCTGCATTTCCTCAAAAACCTGGAAGGAAATTCGGCATGGAGACACGGGGCATAGATTACATACCTTTTTCACACAGGGCGGCACGGGCCGCCCTTGGGGTGGTAGGAGGAAGACCTCACTACAAATTGGAAAGGAAGATACAAGATGGAAAAATACTACATTGCTTACGGCAGCAACATGGATGAGGGGCAGATGGCTTACCGCTGCCCCACGGCGCAGCTTTTGGGTAAAACAGAACTGAAGGATTACCGCCTTCTGTTCAAAGGCTCTAAAACCGGTGCATACGCTACGATAGAGCCGGAGGAAGGCAGCCGGGTGCCAGTCCTAGTTTGGAAAATCGGGAAAGAGGATGAAAAGAACCTTGACCGCTATGAGGGATTTCCGGTGTTCTATTACAAAAAAGATCTGGAGATTGCTCTGGATGGGAAACGGGAAACTGCCATGGCTTATATTATGGATGGAAACCAGGATTATGGGAAGCCAAGTGAGAGATATTATGGTTTTCTGGAACGGGCATATAGGAAGTATGGTTTTCCTATGGATATACTGACAAAGGCATATGAAATCATCGGAGAAAATGGGAGAGGAGATTAAATGGTACAGGAAAGATTATCGGGGAATGCCAGTGAAAAACGGAACTGCTGGTACAGAGGACACGGCCCGGACAGCATGAGGGGAGAGCTGAAAAGGGGTCTTTCTCTGAACAGGAAAACACTGAATCGGAAAGTCCGGCATCAGGGGAAGGATACCCTTCAACACGGGGATTATAAAAGGGTGTGCCGTACCTTGCGTATGGTGGATTTCACTTAGCAGGAAATCTTCGGAACACCATAAAACAGACGAATCCCTTCGGAATTCTTTGGTAGATTTATGATGCTGGATTGACTGGATAATGTATGCTTTCAGAGGTAACATGTGTACTACCGAAAGGGAAAAACCTTCGGAAAACAAAACCACAGGGAGGAAATGCACATGAGAACAAATTTTTATCTGGATGGCAAGAAAACCACACGCAAGGCAGTGAAAGAATTGGTAGGGGAAGAACGGCTGAAAGAAATGCTTAAGGAAGCGAAGGAGACATTTTTTGAAGACCCAAACATCCAAAACAGCTATTTCCTTGGAAGCAAGGGGATGCTGACGATTGAATTCGCATAGGGAATTCTGGAAAACGGACAGAGGAAAAGGACCGGAGGAAGCCGGCCTTTTTCTTCTGTCCATTTTGAAAACTGCTGTAGAATGCACAAATTCTATGATTGAAGATTGGTGGATTTATGGCTCCGGATTAACTGGATAATGTCCGCACTCAGAGGTAACATGTCACTACCAACGGAAAACCTGCCATTGACAGCTTTTCCGCACACTATGACAAAAAGAAGAGGAGGACTTTTTTATGATGAACACACAGGATTTTACCACGATGGAGCAGCTCAGCATGATGGATTCCGTAACAAACGGGGCGGTTTTGCAATATGGACCGTTGGTACTGGTGACGGACAACGCTTACAGGGATGAATTTACGGCACAGATTTACGAGTTTGTGGAAACACAGGAGGAAGCTGGGGTTGGGATTGAAGAATGCCGCTTAAACTTCTGCGAAAAAGCAGAGCAGAGATTCCAGGACGGCGGCAGGGCGATGGAATGGTGCCTGAAACGGGCGAAGGAATATTACTTAAGCAAATGAGAAAAACGGGCGGGGAGGCGGTAACGATACGCAGATGGAAGCGGAGTCTGAAAAAGAAAGCAAGAAAATCCAATAAGTTATGGTTGGATTAGATGGAAGGGGCTTCTTCGGAGGCTCTTTTCTTTTACCGTAAAAGGTGCGTTTGGGCAGGAAGGAGGTGCGGTGGTGGCGCAGAGTGGAAGAAAACCAAAGCCTACGGCAGTCAGGGTGCTCGAGGGGAATCCGGGGAAGCGGATCTTAAATACACAGGAGCCGAAGCCGGAGAAGAAAGCGCCCCGCTGTCCTTCCTGGCTGGAGGACGAGGCAAAGAAGGAATGGAAGCGGATGGCGAAGCAACTGGAACAGTTTGGTATCCTCACGGAGATTGACATGGCCGCCTTTGCCGGGTATTGCCAGGCATACGCCCGATGGAAGGAGGCAGAGGAATTCATCAGCCAGCACGGTACCATCGTAAAGACCCCGTCCGGTTACTGGCAGCAGGTTCCGCAGGTTTCCATCGCACAGACTTATCTGAAAATCATGAACCGTTTCTGTGAGCAGTTCGGGCTTACCCCGTCTGCCAGAAGCCGGATTACTACAGGTGCAGGGGAAGATAAGGAAAATGACGCCATGGAGCTTCTCCTGTTCAAAGGCGGTGGGCGCTGATGTTTGACAGGGAGAAGGCAGATTACGTCGTGGATTTTATTAACTGCCTGAAACATACCAAAGGACGATGGCGGGGTGTGCCGTTTGAGCTGCTCCCATGGCAGGACAGGATTATCCAGGATGTGTTCGGTACAGTAAAGGAAAACGGATATCGCCAGTATAACACCGCTTATGTGGAGATCCCTAAGAAAAATGGGAAATCGGAACTGGCCGCTGGAGTTGCCCTTTATATGACCTGTGGAGACGGGGAGTGGGGCGCGGAGGTTTATGGTTGTGCTTCTGACCGCCAGCAGGCATCTATTGTGTTCGACGTGGCGGTGGATATGGTGGACCAGTGTCCGGCACTGAAAAAGCGGATTAAGCCAGTCATGTCTGTGAAGCGTCTGGTGTATAAGCCAACCAATAGCTTCTATCAGGTGCTTTCTGCAGAAGCCTATACTAAGCACGGTTTAAACGTCCATGCGGTGATTTTTGATGAACTTCACGCACAGCCCAACCGGGAGCTGTTTGACGTCATGACAAAAGGTTCTGGTGATGCAAGAACACAGCCGTTGTTCTTTTTAATCACCACTGCAGGGACAGATCGGCATTCTGTATGCTTTGAGCAGCACCAGAAGGCAGAGGACATCATCCTTGGGAAGAAGATTGACCCGACTTTTTATCCGGTGATTTATGGGGCTTCCGATGAGGCCGACTGGACTTCGGAAAAAGTGTGGTATGAAGCCAATCCGTCCCTTGGACACACCATTGATATAGAGAAAGTAAAGAATGCATATCTGAGTGCTAAGGATAATCCGGCGGAGGAGAATATCTTTCGCCAGCTCCGGCTGAACCAGTGGGTGAAGCAGTCCACACGTTGGATGCAGATGGAGAAATGGGATGCCTGCGGGTTTTCAGTGGATGAGCGGGAATTGCTTGGCCGGGAGTGTTATGGGGGATTGGATTTGTCCAGTTCTGTTGACATCACGGCTTTTGTGCTGGTGTTCCCACCGAGGGATGATGCAGAGAAATATATAATCCTGCCGTATTTCTGGATACCGAAGGAGAACATGAGGCTCCGGGTGCGGCGTGACCATGTGCCGTATGATGTGTGGGAGAGGCAGGGATGTCTGATGACTACGGAAGGGAATGTAATTCATTATGGATTTATTGAAAACTTTATTGATGAGTTGGGGAAGAAGTTTCACATGAAAGAGATTGCATTTGACCGCTGGGGAGCGGTACAGATGGTGCAGAATCTGGAAGGGCTTGGTTTTACGGTGGTTCCGTTTGGGCAAGGGTTTAAAGATATGTCACCACCATCCAAACGGTTAATGGAGCTGGTGCTGGAGAAGAAAGTGGCGCATGGCGGACATCCGGTGCTTCGGTGGATGATGGATAATATTTTCGTGCGGACAGATCCGGCGGGGAATATCAAGCCGGATAAGGAGAAGTCTACGGAAAAGATTGATGGGGCTGTGGCTGCAGTTATGGCTCTTGACCGGGCAATCCGAAATGAAGGGAACCACGGTGGAAGTGTTTATGATGACAGGGGGATTTTGATTATTTAGGGCATAATCTTGACAATACCGGGAAGGAATCTTTGTTAGGTTTATGGCAAAAGCTTCACTGGATAATGTGGGGGTTCAGAGGTAACATGTGTACTACCAAAGGGGGAATACCCTGAACGAAAGGAGAAAAACACATGAACAAAGCAACGAAACAGAGCACAGCATGGGAACCTTGGGATAAGGTGGCAATTTTTAGTTCCTGCCCGCAGCCGTATTTGATTGAAGAAGCTTTAAAAGAAGCACCAGATGGCTCGGAATTGAGAATATGATTTGGACAAAACTACGGTAATGCCTTCTACATGATTTTCTATAAGCAGAAAGAGGGCTGGAAAGATGAACATGGGATGGAGAAAACAACAAAGGACCTTGTAAGGCTGATTGAAGCTATCCGGGTGGCGTTCTACACAGAACTTACTATCAACTAGCACACAACCCTAAAATAATTAAATAAATAATTCCTGCAATTGTATTGCTGTTGTACGGACAATCGTGTATACTAATAGCAGGAAAGGAGGCTACCATGATGGCAAAGACGACAAATTTATATGTGCGTTTGGAACCGGGGCTGAAAGAACAGGCAGAGAGTGTGCTGGGACAGCTTGGGATTCCGGTGTCCAATGCGGTTAATATTTTTTTAAAACAGGTGGTCATGCAAAGGGGAATTCCCTTTGATGTGAAGCTGCCTGCCGCAAAACCTGTAGAAGCCGGTGCATTGACAGAAGCAGAAATGAACCAGGAACTGGAGAAAGGGTACACGGATTTTGTGCAGGGGAAAACAAAACCGGCAGCGCAGGCGTTTGCTGAAATCCGTAAGGATTATGGCCTATGACATACCATGTAGCCCTTACGGAACAGGCGGATTCTGATTTGAGGGGGATTTATGAGTACATTGCATTCAGCCTCCTGGAACCGGAAAATGCGGCAGGGCAGCTTGACCGTCTGGAAGAGAATATTTTAAAATTGGCAGATATGCCGGGAAAGTTTAAACTGTATGAGAAAGAACCGTGGCGGAGCAGAGGGCTTCACCAGATGCCAGTGGATCATTTTATTGTGTTCTATATTCCGGATGATGAGGAAAAGTCAGTTACGGTCATCCGGGTTGTATATGGCGGACAGAATATAGATGTGCAGTTGAGAAAAACGACAATATAGTATAGTGGGAATGGAAAGCATCTCTTCTGACCCGACCCCCAAAAGTTAGACCTAAAATCTAACGATTGGAGGTCGGTATTTTTATGGCAAAATATAGTTTTGAATTTAAGAAAAAGGTAGTTACAGCATATTTAAATGGCGAGGGTGGGCATAGGTATCTTGCAAAGAAATTTGATATTCCAAACAAATGTGAAGTCAAAAAATGGATTGATAACTATACTGCTTTTGGTGATGACGGATTAACACGCTCTCGCAAGAATGAATATTATTCTTTTGAAAAGAAGCTTTTTGTTGTAGAATCATACTTATCAAGTGAGATTTCAATCCGTGAATTAGCAATTCGGGAAGGCATTACAAACCCAAGTATGATAAGCATCTGGGTAAATCGTTTTCGTGCTGCTGGTCCTGATGCTTTGAGACCTCGCAAGAAAGGTCGGAAGAAAATTTTGAATAAGCCTAAAGTAGAAAGTAAAGTGCAGAAACTGGAAGATAGTTACATGGATACCAGTGCTGAGCACCTAAAAGAATTAGAGGATGAGCTTCTCAAGTTGAGAATCGAGAATGCATTTTTAAAAGAACTGAGGAGGCTGCGTTTGGAGGACGAGGCAAAAATGAGAGAACGGCACTTGTCATCAACAGTCTCCGAAGAGAGTTCAAACTAAAAGACCTTCTCTCTTATACTGGCATGCCGAAAGCAACATTTATGTACTGGCAGAAAAGATTTGACAGAGAAAATCCTGACAAAGCAATTGAAGAAAAGATGCTTGAGATCCGTGAGAACAACAAGGATTATGGCTATCGTCGAATGCTGGGAGAATTAAGAAATCAAGGGTATAACATGAACAAGAAAAAAGTACAACGAATAATGCAAAAACTTGGTCTTCAAGTGACATCGTTTACTCGAAAAAGCCGTAAATATAGTTCTTATAAAGGCAAGGTGGGTACTGTCGCACCTAATCGTATAAGAAGACGCTTTAAAACAAATATTCCTCACCAGAAAATCACAACGGACACTACAGAATTTAAGTATTATGAAGTTGATTCAAAAGGACAAATGGCGATGCATAAGCTTTATCTGGATCCGTTTATGGATATGTGCAATGGTGAAATATTGAGTTTCGGAATGGATAAGCGTCCCTCAGCAAAGAATATCATGGATGCAATGAACGAGGCTATTGATGCAACCTCTGATTGTCCATACCGTAGAACCTTTCATTCAGACCAAGGGTGGGCATATCAGATGAAAGCTTACTCGCATCGGCTCAAGGAAGAACGAATATTTCAGAGCATGTCACGAAGAGGAAACTGTCACGACAATTCAGTGATGGAAAACTTCTTTGGTTTACTAAAACAAGAAATCTACTATGGTGTTGTCTATTATAGTTACGAAGAACTAAAAACTGAAATTGAACGATATATAAGGTATTATAATGAGCAAAGAATTAAAGAAAGACTAGGATGGATGAGTCCTGTACGGTACAGGCTTAGCCTCTTGGCTGCCTAAAATAGCGAGGCAGCCGAAACTGTCTCGCTAATAAAGTCTAACTTTTTGGGGTCACATCACTCGGGGGTGCTTTCTTTTTGCTTATTTTTAGGAGGCATGTATGAAACTACGATCCATTCTAGGTATACGTGGTGCGAGGGATAAGCCAAGGAACAGCTATGGAGGTTCGGCTTATTCCTTTTTATTTGGTAGGAGCACGAGTGGAAAGACAGTGAATGAGCGGACTGCTATGCAGACCACGGCGGTATATTCCTGTGTACGGATTTTGTCGGAGGCGGTGGCATCGCTGCCTATCCATGTGTACCGTTATACGGAGGACGGCAAGGAGCGGGTGCATGACCATCCGCTGTATTATCTCCTTCATAATGAGCCGAACCCGGAAATGACTTCGTTTGTGTTCCGGGAGACGTTGATGAGTCATCTGGCAATTTGGGGTAACGCATTCGCACAGATTATCCGGGACGGGAATGGCAGGGTATTATCACTGTATCCGCTCCTGCCGGACAAGATGGAAGTTGACCGGGATGAGAACGGGCAGCTTTATTATATCTACACCCGGAACACTGACGAGAACCCGAACTTTGAGGATTATGGAAGGGTGTATCTGCGGCAGGAGGATGTGCTGCATATTCCGGGGCTTGGATTTGACGGTCTGGTGGGGTATTCCCCTATTGCCATGGCGAAGAATGCGGTGGGGATGACGCTGGCCTGTGAGGAGTATGGAGCTTCTTTTTTTGAGAATGGGGCGAATCCCGGTGGTGTGCTGGAACATCCAGGGGTTTTGAAGGACCCGTCGAAGGTGAGGGAGAGCTGGCAGTCGGTCTATGGCGGCAGCAGGAATGCCGGGAAGGTGGCGGTGCTGGAGGAGGGGATGAAGTACCAGCAGATTGGAATCCCGCCGGAGGAGGCACAGTTCCTGGAGACTAGGAAGTTCCAGATTAACGAGATTGCAAGGCTGTACCGGATTCCACCGCATATGGTGGGGGATTTAGATAAATCCAGCTTTTCCAATATTGAGCAACAGTCGCTGGAGTTTGTGAAGTATACGCTGGACCCTTGGGTAATCCGGTGGGAGCAGTCCTTACAAAAATCGCTGTTTCTGCCGGAGGAGAAGAAGGAGTATTTTGTGAAGCTGAACGTGGACGGTCTGCTCCGTGGGGATTATCAGAGCCGGATGAGCGGGTATTCCGTGGGACGGCAAAACGGGTGGCTGTCAACGAATGATATCAGGGAGATGGAAAATATGAACCTGATTCCGGCGGAGGAAGGCGGGGATTTGTACCTGATTAACGGGAACATGACGAAGCTGAAAGATGCCGGGATATTTGCCGGGCATCAGGCTGTGGAAGAGAGAAAATAAAGATGGAATTGAATCAGGCAGGAACAGGAGCCAACGGTTGTAAAAAACACCGGCTGGCTTTTTTATGCCGGGAAGTGAGGAATGCGGTTGAAGCGGAAGTTTTGGAACTGGGTAAGGAATGAGGGCGAGGGCGCCAGGACGCTGTATCTGGATGGGGAGATTTCGGATGAGACCTGGTATGGGGATGAGGTGACACCGGCGCTGTTCCGCAGGGAGTTGGAGGCAGGACAGGGGAATATCACGGTCTGGCTTAATTCTCCGGGAGGGGATGTGTTTGCGGCGGCACAGATTTATAACATGCTCATGGAGTATAAGGGTGATGTGACGGTGAAAGTGGACGCTCTGGCGGCATCGGCAGCTTCTGTTATCGCTATGGCGGGAACCACGGTCCAGATGTCTCCGGTTGCTATGATGATGATTCACAATCCCATGACGATAGCAATCGGGGATTCGGAGGAGATGAAAAAGGCTGTGGCAATGCTGGACGAAGTGAAGGAGAGCATTATGAACGCCTACGAGATTAAGACCGGTTTGAACCGGACGAAGATTTCCCGCCTGATGGATGCGGAGAGCTGGTTCAATGCGAGGAAGGCGGTGGAGCTTGGCTTTGCAGATGGGATTTTAGGGGACAAATGCGGAAGCGGGGAACGGAAAAAGAAGGATGGGACAGAACTGGAAGGCATGATGTTTTCCAGGGCGGCAGTCACGAATTCCTTGTTAGATAAGTTAATACCAAAGCAGCAGGAAGGGAAGGTTCCGGTGGAGCAGTTGGAGAAGCGGCTGGATTTATTAGCACATTAAAATGGAGGGAAAGCATATGAGCAAGGTTTTGGAGTTGAGGGAAAAGAGAGCAAAGGCATGGGAGGCAGCCAAGGCGTTTCTGGATTCCAAGAGAGGGAATGACGGGCTGCTTTGTGCGGAGGATACCGCTGTCTATGAAAAGATGGAAAAGGATGTGGTGGATTTGGGGAAGGAGATTGAGCGGCTGGAAAGACAGTCTGCCATTGATGCGGAACTGAACCGGCCCACTTCCATGCCTATCACAAATAAACCCAATGGAGACCCGGACGGAGAGGCGAAGAAGGGGAGGGCATCGGACCAGTACAGGAGAACATTTTGGAATGCTATGCGCAGGAAGAATTACTTTGATGTGGATAATGCCCTGCAGATCGGCACGGATTCCGAAGGCGGGTATCTGGTGCCGGATGAATTTGAGAGTACACTTGTAGAGGCTTTGGAGGAGGAGAATTTCTTCCGCAGTATTGCCACGGTTATCCAGACTTCCAGCGGTGACAGGAAGATTCCGGTGGTGGCAAGCAAGGGGGAAGCTGCCTGGATTGACGAGGAAGGGGCGTTCACGGAAGTGGATGACACGTTCAGCCAGGTGTCTATTGGGGCTTATAAGGTCGGGACCATGATTAAGGTGTCCGATGAGCTGCTGAATGACAGTGCATTTAATTTGGAGGCTTATATTTCTAAGGAGTTCGGAAGAAGAATCGGCTCCAAGGAGGAGGAAGCCTTTTTTGTCGGGGACGGGACCGGGAAGCCTACGGGGATTTTCAATACCAGCGGAGGGGCGGCGGACGGGCCCACAACCTCCACGGCGAATATTTCCTTTGAGGATGTGATGGATTTGTTTTATTCCGTAAAATCCCCGTACCGGAAGAAGGCTGTCTGGGTGCTGAATGATACAACTGTAAAGGCTTTGCGGAAGCTGAAAGACAATAACGGGAATTATATCTGGCAGCCGTCAGTCCAGGCAGGGCAGCCGGATATGATTCTGAACCGCCCGTACCATACTTCTTCCTATGTGCCGGAGGTGGAGGCCGGGAAGAAGGTGATGGCGTTTGGTGATTTTTCGTATTATTGGATTGCGGACCGGCAGGGAAGGAGCTTTAAGCGGCTGAATGAACTGTTTGCGGCAACCGGGCAGGTGGGCTTCCTGGCAAGCCAGAGGGTGGATGGCAAGCTGATTCTTTCTGAGGCTGTAAAGACGCTGGCAATGAAAGCAGGGGCATAAGGCTGCATTGTAAAAACAGGAGGGAGAGGCCGGATGCTTGTTACGTTGGAAGAAATCAAAGAGTATGTGAGGATTGACAGTGCGGACGAGGACGGGCTTCTCCTTGCTTTGGAGGCTACTGCGGAAAGTCTGTGCGGCGATATTCTCCGGTGTGGGTTTGGACCGGAGGCGGAGGTATCGGAGCCGGTCAGGACAGCGGTGCTGTATGGGGTTTCCTATCTGTATGAGAACCGGGAAAAGGCGGATTTCAAGGATTTGACTATGACGCTGAAATGTCTGCTCTTTGGGCAGAGGAATGAGGTGTTCTGATGAAGATTGGGCAGTGGCGGCAGAGGATTGTGATTCAGCAGAACCGTATGGTAAGAGACAAGGACGGGAACCAGCGGAATGAGTGGGCGGATTATTATTCCTGCTGGGCTTATGCCAACAACCTTTCAGGGAAGGAGTACTGGGAGGCGGCGCAGGTGAACCAGGAGGCATCCCTGTTTTTTATCGTGCGGTATTGTGAGGTGTTGAAGGACCTGGACAGCACAAAGTACAGGATACTGTTCCGGGGAGAGATTTACAATATCACCTTTGTGGATTTCATGCAGTACCAGAATCGGACTGTGAAACTGCGGGCAGAGAAAGTGAAGAGGTAGGGGATGGCGGACAGGAGGGTGCGTGTGGATCAGATGGCGGAAGCGCTTGCCCAGACCATGGCGGAGTATGCGGAGCTTTCCAATGAAGTGATGAAGGATTGTGTGGCAGAAGTCAGCCAGTCTGTGAAGAAGGATATCCAGGGAAATGCTCCAATAAGGACCGGGAAGTATCAGAAAAGCTGGGCGGCTAAGAAGGTACAGGAAAATGCCAATTCCTTAACTATGGTAGTGCACAGCCGTGACCGTTACCAGATTGCCCACCTGCTGGAACACGGACATGCGAAGCGTGGAGGAGGCCGGGTACAGGCTGTTCCTCATATTGCTCCGGCGGAACAAAGGGGAGCGGAGGAACTGGCGGCAAAGATAGAACGGGGGTTATCTGGATGACGCAGGAACAGGTGGTTGCCATGGTGGAGGAAATGGGTCTTCCTTCTGCTTATGACCATTTTGCAGAAGGGCAGTCACCGGATCCGCCGTTCCTGGTGTTTCTTTACCCGGAATCGAGGAATTTTGCGGCGGACGGGGTTGCCTATTTTAAGAAGAACAGGCTGCATCTGGAGCTGTACACGGAGTATAAATCGGCGGAGCTGGAGGAACGGGTGGAAGCTGTGTTGGAGAGGCATGGCATTTTCTATGGGAAGAGTGAGGTATGGATTGAATCGGAGCGGCTGTATGAGGTGCTGTATGGAATGGAGGTCTGAGTGATGGGAAATAAGGTGAAGTTTAATATCTGTAATGTACACTATGCTCCTTTGACTGCGGGGGAGGAAGGGAAGGATCCGTTTGGGGTGCCGGTGGCAATGCCGGGGGCGGTGTCTTTGAGCCTGGACCCGAATGGGGAGCCGGAATCTTTTTATGCGGATGGCGTGGAGTATTATGTGATTAACAATAATATGGGGTATGATGGGGACCTGGAGTTGGCCATGATACCGGAGTCTTTCCGGACGGAGATTTTGAAGGAGGAAGCGGATGACAACCAGGTGCTGGTGGAGAACTGTAATTCGGAGACAGGGAGTTTTGCCCTGCTGTTTGAGTTTGACGGGGATGTGAAGAAAATCCGCCATGTGCTGTATAACTGTTCGGCCTCCCGCCCGAAGATTGAGTCCAAGACGAATGAGGAGTCCAGGGAGGTGCAGACGGAAACGCTTACGGTGAAGGCAAGGCCGCTGGCAAGTGGGTATGTGAAAGCGAAGACGGGGGACACCACCACGGCGAAGGTGTATGATGACTGGTATAAGGCTGTATATATGCCGACAGTGACGGCGGAACCTGCAGAGCCTGCCAGCTATTTGTTAAAGAATGGGGCGGAAAAAGCCGCAGGGGTGAAACCGGCAGGAAAGGAGATGGCGGAGAAATGAGTATTGTCAGAAAAATAGAGATTGATGGGCGGGAGGTGTCTTTCAAGGCATCGGCGGCTATCCCACGGATTTACCGGTTGAAGTTCCAGCGGGATATTTATAAGGATTTGCGGGCGTTGGAGCAGAGTGTGGATGGGTCGGAGGAAGGGGAATCCGGCCTTGACCTGTTTTCCCTGGAAATGTTTGAGAATATTGCTTTTGTGATGGCGAAACATGCGGATGGTTCGATAGCGGATACACCGGAGGAGTGGCTGGATGGGTTTAATACGTTTTCTATCTATCAGGTACTGCCGAAGCTGATTGAACTGTGGGGGCTGAATGTGCAGACGGATGTGGAGGCTAAAAAAAACTCCGCCCGATAGAGCGGGAAATGACAACGCCGCTGTTCCTCCTGCGGTGTGTGCAGTTGGGGATTTCGATACAGGAGTTGGAACTGCTTTCGATTGGGCTGATTAATGACATGTATGCGGAGAGCAGGAATGACGAGTGGAGGTATGCCCAGGTGGCTACGCAGGAGGATATGGATAGGTTTTGATTTACGTTGATAAGCTAATTGTTTCTTGCTATACTGACAGTAGAAACGGTTGACAGAGTCAGTGGGAATTTAGTGAAAGGATGCAATATGAGGGAGATTGTATTTTATAGAGAATTAAAGATATTGATAAATGGTGTACGTTCATATGGAATCCAGCATAGTTGTGATAAAAATATAGATAACTTGATGTCAGATTTAGATAAGAGGAATAATTTTACAATTCAAGTGCATAAAGGTTTTTTCCTAGCACAAAAGAGTGCAATTTTTTTGTTGCAAAAAATTTTAAAGGAACAGAAGCGGTTAAAAGCAGATTTAAAACAGGCAAGAAGAGATAGGGATAAGGATAAAGTAAATGTAATAGGCGATTTAATTAAAGAAACAAAGTATCAGGAAATGGTTGTGCGTAAATCAATGGATTCTATTGCATGGCAACTTTTTGGTTATGATCTTACTGTTATGCGGAGATTGTACTATGGTCAGGAATTAATAGATATTACGGATTCTAATCTTGATTCGGAATTATGTTATATAGATAAGTTTGTAGAAGAGAATCCGGATGGTTTTGTTCTTATTAGTGATTTGACCTCATTTATACAAGTAGGAGATGTTGTTACGTTTACTCCTCAAAAAGGAATTAAAATCGGAGAGTTGAAAGAGGGAAAGACAAATCTTGAAATGTTTCAGTTAATAGATAATGCTGTAAAAGCGAATTGTCCACGTTATCTGAAAAGTGTGTTGGAACAAATGGATGAAAAAAAGAAAGAGCAGTTTCATAGAGATATAAAACAAATTGATAGAAATGTTAAGACAATACAAACAATTAATGAAGGAAAGGGAATAGATCTTCTTACAGGTCTACCTGTAACAATAGATAAAGATGAAATACAATTATGTACATTTGAGGATACAGTTAATGAGTTATTAGAAAAATGTTCTAAAAAAGGGTATGCTATTACTGTTATTGAAGAATGTTTATTGATTGGGGTGTATGAAACAGATAAATTTCCAAGTGTTGCTTTTGATGCATGGGCTAAAGGATTAGGAATTAAAATGCCTATCATAGATTTCAGACATAGTATGTTTGATCCACTCGGATATCCTATTTTTTTACAACCATTTAAGGATGACAATATTTTAGATATCATTAAAGGGAAAAAGGTTGTGAAAATGACAATTGATATAGAAACATGGATGAAAACATTTGAGAATGATGGGATAAAATGGCGGTGGTTAAGTAAAAAAGAAACAGCGCGGATAAATTCAAATCTAAAAGGTAAGTATGGAATTTTTAGTCTTGAAGGTAAAGGGATAGAAATTGAAAATGAAAATGGGGTGGTGCAATATATAGGAGAAGGTGTATTTTCGAGAGTGTTTACAGGACTTAACACCCTATCTTCAATAAAAAAATTACTAATTACATCCCTGGAAAAATCTGAATCATTTATATAACTGCTGTAAATCATAAGAAGGTGTATTAAGAAACTGATACAAAAGTGATTTTTTATAAGTTTTTCGCTACAAAAGAATATGTTAGGAAACTACTAGACGATAAGATAATTAGGACTGATTAAATGATAGTGCCTGGGTTGTCACAAAAAAATATTATAAAATAAATAGTACCTTTAGCAATAGATAAATAAAGATTACATAGGCATTTGCCAAAACGACAGGTGCCTTTTCCAAACATTTTGAGCCTTAACCGGCTCTTTTTTTATGTCCAAAAACAGGAGGTAAGGTATCACATGGCCAACCGAATACAGGGTATCACGGTTGAAATTGGCGGTGATACCACCAAACTTACAACCGCATTAAAAGGTGTCAATTCCGAAATCCGTAACACCCAGTTTCAGCTTAAGGACGTGGAAAAGCTTTTGAAGCTGGACCCACATAATTCGGAGCTGCTGGCACAGAAGCAGAGGCTCCTGACGGATGCCATCGGGGAGACAAAGGATAAGCTGGAGGCGTTGAAGTCTGCCCAGCAGCAGGTTCAGCAGCAGTTTGAACGGGGAGACATCACGAAAGACCAGTATGATGCCCTCCAGCGGGAAATCATTGAGACGGAGCAGAATTTAAAGGACCTGGAGAGGCAGGCGCAGGAAACAAATACCTCCCTTTCCGGGTTTACACAGGCGGCGGAGAAGGTTGGGAAGTTTGGGGATGCCGCCACTTCTGCCGGGAAGAAGATGCTGCCGGTCACTGCAGCCATTACAGCGGCTGGCGGTGCTTCCGCAAAGATGGCAATGGATTTTGAGGATGCCATGGCGAAGGTGAATACCATTGCGGACACCACGGAGGTGCCGCTGGCGGAGCTGGAGAAGGCTATCCTTGACCTGTCCAACCAGACGGGCATCAGTTCCACGGAGATTGCCAACAACGTCTACGATGCCATCTCTGCAGGGCAGAAGACTGGGGATGCGGTAAACTTCGTTTCCAACTCCACGAAGCTGGCAAGAGCTGGGTTTGCGGATGCGGGGAGTGCGCTGGATGTGCTGACTACGATTATGAATGCTTATGGCCTGGAGGCTTCTGATGTGACCAGGGTGTCGGATGTGCTGATCCAGACACAGAACCTGGGCAAGACCACGGTAGGAGATCTTTCTTCTTCCATGGGTAAGATTATCCCCACAGCCAAGGCAAACGGGGTGGCTCTGGAGCAGGTGGCAGCAGGGTACGCACTCATGACCTCCAATGGCGTGGCAACTGCAGAGTCTACCACCTATATGAATTCGATGTTCAATGAGCTTGGCAAATCCGGCACGAAGGTGTCGGATACTTTGAAAGAGAAGACGGGAAAGTCCTTCCTGGAACTGATGCAGGACGGAGCCAGCCTTTCCGATGTACTGCAGATTATTTCTGATAGTGCAAAGGAGCAGGGGCTGGCCTTTGGTGATCTGTGGGGAAGTGCCGAGGCGGGAAAGGCGGGGCTAATCCTGCTGGGGGACAGTGCGGCTGTATTTAATGGAACCTTGGAGCAGATGCAGAATTCCACAGGGGCAACGGAGACGGCGTTTGATAAATTGAATACCAATTCTTATACCATCCAGAAGGCATTGAACCAGTTAAAGAATACGGCCATTGAGCTGGGGTCTGCGGTTATGAGTGTGCTGGCTCCTGTTATTGTTGCTCTGGCTGAGAAAATAAAGGCGTTTACCACTTGGTTTTCCGGGCTGTCGGATGGCACAAAGAAGATGATTGTGGTGATTGCCGGTATTGTGGCAGCAGTGGGGCCGGTGTTGATTATTATTGGAAAAATCGCCACAGGTATCAGTGCGGTAATGAGTGTGGTCGGGATGGTTGCCCCTGTAATTTCCGCCCTGATTCCGGTCATTGCCAGCGTAGGTGCGCCGATTCTTGCCATAATTGCTGTGATTGTGGCTGTCATCGCTATTGGGAAGCTGCTGATAGAGCATTGGGATGAGATTAAGTCGGCCTGTATCAATATCTGGAATGCTATTAAGGAGTTTTTTGCAGGGCTGTGGGAGGGCATTAAGCAGACAGCAAGTGCGGCTTGGACAGCGATTTCACAGTTTTTCTCTACAGTGTGGAAGGGGATTTCCACAGTGGCACAGACAGTCTGGAATGGGATTGCCGCCTTTTTTTCTGCTGTGTGGGAAGGAATTAAAACGGTATTTAATACTGTGCTGGCTGTGATTTCCACTATTGTCACAACGTACTTCAATATCTATAAAACCATTATTACTACGGTGCTGACCGTAATCCAGACTATTTTCTCTACGGTCTGGAATGCCATCCAGACGGTGGTTACTAAGGTGGTAACGGCGGTGCAGACTTTTCTTACGACTGCCTGGAATGCCATTCAGGCCGTGATATCTACAGTGCTGACTGCCATACAGGGGATTGTGTCCTCTGTATGGAACGGGATTAAGGATGTTGTAACAGCGGTCATGAATACGGTGGGCAGTACCATTTCCAATGTATGGAATGCCGTAAAGGATACGGTATCCAGTGTGCTGAATGCCATTAAATCTACGGTTACGAATATTTTTAATGGCATTGTCAGCGGAATCAGCAGTGCCATGGGAAATGTTTTTAATGCCGTGAAGGTTGGATTTGACCGGGCGGTGGGGTTTATTACCGGGCTGGCTTCCAGTGCATGGGGCTGGGGTGCGGATATTGTAAACGGGATTGCAAACGGTATCAGGAATGCGGTGGGGAATGTGGTGGATGCGGTCAGGAGTATTGCGGATAAGATTGCGGCGTTCCTGCATTTCTCTGTGCCGGATGAGGGACCGCTGACGGAGTATGAATCCTGGATGCCGGATTTTATGGGAGGGCTGGCGAAGGGGATTAAGAGAAGTAAGGGGCTGGTGCAGAAGGCTGTGGATGGCGTGGCGGCGGATATGGTTGTCAGGCCGGGAGTTTCAGCAATAGCGGCTACACAGAGCCAGGGAGCTTCGGTGGATTCCATCCATCAGATGCTGGGCGGTATCCGGGAGATATTTGCGGAAATGCAGAACATGGGGAATGCGGGAACAATCTGTATCCCGGTGTATGTGGGCGGCACCCTTCTGGATGAGGTGGTGGTGAATGCCCAGGCAAGGCAGAATTTAAGGTCAGGAGGGAGATAAGAATGGCGTTTTTGCAGTATCTGGTATTTGACGGGATACCGCTTCCCCTGCCGGATTCTTATGAGATTGGGCTGGAGGATGTGGAGGCGGATTCCGGCGGGGAGACGGAGGCCGGGACTGTGCAGAGGGATGTGGTGCGTCCTGGCGTGGTGGATATTTCCGTGTCTTTCTCCGTCAGTCCCAGGTGGCTGAAACTGCTGACGGGATTTAGGCAGCAGGAGAAGATCAGCGTGGATTATTTTGATATGGGGACGCTGGAAATGAGAAGGACGGAGATGTTTATGGAGGGATATAAGGCAGGGCTGGTGAAGGACACTTCATTTAAGGGGCTGTGGCAGGTTTCTTTTATCCTGCGGGAGTTTTAATCTGTCTGAGGGAAGAAAGGGGTGGTTTCATGTATCCGGTGAGTGGGGCGTTTCTGCAGGCGGTGCAGGAGAACACCCGGAATTTCTATTGGACCGGGAGGATCACTGCCAGGGATGGGGCGGTATATGGATTTGGAAATGAGGATATCGTGAAGGGGTCCGGCTACATTTCCAGCCAGTGCTGTGGCAGCACGGAGATAGAGATTGGAACGGTGTATGCGGCGGAGATGGGGATTACGCTGTTTTCGGAGATTGACCGTTATACGCTGGAGAATGCAAAGGTAGAGCTGTCCTATCATCTGCGTGTGGCTGGCGGAGGGTATGAGGAAATTCCGATGGGGATTTTTGAGGTGAGCGAGGCGAACCGGACCCTTCACTGCCTGGAAATCAAGGGCTATGATTATATGCTGCGGTTTGAGAAAAGCTTCAACGGGTTTGAGACAGTGGGGAATGCTTATGCGTTCCTTGCCCTGTGCTGTAAGGCGTGCGGCGTAGAGCTTGCCCACACCCAGGCGGAAATTGAGTCTATGCCAAACGGTGGGGAGCTTTTGTCAGTGTATACGGAAAACGATATTGAGACGTACCGGGATGTGCTGTTTTATGTGGGGCAGGTGCTGGGAGGGTTTTTCTGCATCAACCGGGAGGGAAAGCTGGAGCTGCGGAAGTATGGGAACAAACCGGTGATGACATTTTCGGACAGGCAGCGTTTTTCCAGCAGCTTTTCGGATTTTATTACCCGGTACACGGCAGTCAGTTCCACAAATATCAAGACACAGATTGCGGAGTATTATGCGCTGGAGCAGGATGACGGGCTGACCATGAACCTGGGGGTAAACCCGCTGTTACAGTTTGGCCTGGAGGAGACAAGGAAGGCGCTGCTGGAAAATATCCTTGCGGACCTGGCTGTGGTGAGGTATGTCCCCTTTGATTCGGACACCATTGGAAATCCGGCACTGGATGTGGGGGATGTGCTGGTGTTCTCCGGCGGCCATGCGGACGAGACGCAGGTAGCCTGTGTCACGGGGTTCCACATTAAAATCAATGGAAAGCATTCCTTGAAGTGTGTGGGGAAGAATCCCCGGCTGGCACAGGCGAAGTCTAAGAATGACAAGAACCTTTCCGGGCTGCTGAACCAGATTGAAGCGGGGAAGATTGGCATCCATACGTTTACGAATGCTTCGGCCTATACGGTCAGTGATACAGATGTGAGGATTATCAGTATTGAGTTTGCGGCGGCAGAGGAGACCCATGTACAGTTTTTTGCCATTGTGGTAGTGGATGTGGCGGCGCAGAGCCTGGAGCAGACGGGAAAGGCGGCGGGAACCGTCGTGGTTCCGGTTCCGGCAGTGGCGGGGGATGGCAACCCAATGACTGAGGAGGTTACGGTGGAAGTGGAGCTGCCGGTCACGGTTTCCTCTGATGGAAGAGCCGCCGTATATGTGAGATATGAATTGAATGATGAGGAAATCCTGGCCCATTATCCGGCAGAGACTTGGGGCAGCGGGAAGCATGTGCTTCCTCTGTATTATCCCATTGAGAACCTGGTTCCGAATTTTACCAACACCTTTCATGTGTATCTGCGGATGGAGGGAGGAACGGGGAAAATTGAGACGGGAGGCTGTATTGCTTCCATCAGTGGCCAGGGCATGGCGGCGGCTCCGGCATGGGACGGGAAGATTACGCTGGAGGAGACTGCGGACAGGATCCGGCTTGGAACGGGGCTGGCAGTCAGGGGATTTTCGGAAACCATTGGTCTGGAGACGATGGAGCTTGTGCAGAGGCAGATGGCTGACAGCATGGGAAGGGTTTCCATTGGTGCATTTGGGTATGTGGTGGATACCGGTTAAGGAGGATTATGAAACTGGCAGGAAATATGAGGATTGAACTGACGGATGTGAATACCGGGGAAGTGGAGACTGTAGCGGAGGAAAATATGGTGACGGATGCGGTGAACCATATCCTTGGGCTGAATCCGATGGGGGTATTTTACGAGGCCGGGGACAGCATTGACGGGATTGAATGGAACGGGAGCCTGCTTCCCATCTGTCCTAACATGATTGGGGGTATCCTGTTATTTTCTCAGGCATTGGAGGAGAAGGCGGATAACATTTACAGTATGTCGGGAAATCTGCCTGTTGCCTATGCGTCTAATAACGTGAATTCCACGGCGAATACGGCAAGGGGGAGTTTGAACCAGGTGGAGAGTAAGAAGCTGGATAACGGGTATAAGTTTGTGTGGGAGTTTACGCCAAGCCAGGGGAATGGAACGATTGCGGCTGCGGCATTGACCAGCGCCCAAGGAGGGGCGAATGGCTATGGCAGCCTTGTGAATGACAGCAGTACGTTTCTGCAGTTGAAGAGCGTGAAGCTGGACAGCCTTTCCATGGCAAAGCAGATGGTGCTGTTTGAGACGGTGGAGGTGGATTTTGGGAAGGACCTGCTGTTTTCCATTACGTTCCAGGATACCGGGGTGAGGATTCGGAAGGTGTGGGTTCCCATATTTAGTATTGGGCTGAATGAGAAGCTGGATGACACCACGTATACGGTGTTGGAAGACCAGGTAATCCAGACAACCACGTTCCGGTTCCTGGGAGATTATACGCTGTATGGGGAATTCCTGGACGGTGGGGATGGGTATTGGTACGGGTTTTCTAATGAGGGGAATTCTTCGGGCAGTGCCACGATGGTGTGGGTGAAGATTAAGAAAGAGGATTATTCCATGACGGAGGGGCAGTGGACGCTTTCCAATGCCAAGCTGATGGATGTGGGAAACAGGGATGAGAGTGGTTCGTTCCCGGAGCGGTATGTGAAGTGCTGTATGAGGAATGGCTATCTGTATGTGATGGCAAATAACAAAAAGGGTATTTATAAGATTAATACGGCGAATTCTTCGGATGTGACGCTGATTCCCCTGGGGTTTACTTCTAAGTGGAGGCCGTTGTGTGAGACAGGGACCTGTGAGGTCTATATGACGCTTATCGGTGATTTGATTGTGGGAGGGGATTTCCAGGTCACGGCGGGGGACGCCATTATCCGTACACAGGGGAGCTTCCGGCTGAATGATGCGGCAACGCCGCTTTTCCAGTATAAGAGCTTTCTCCTAGGGTGGGGAGGCAGCTATGGTTCGGAGTACCGGACTATGTATCTGTTGACTCCGTATCTGGCAAGCATTAATAACCTTTCTTCTGCGGTGGTGAAAACGGTGGATAAGACGATGAAGATAACCTATACGCTGACGGAGGAATCCAGGGAGATTTAAGAAAAATCAGTGAAAGTCATAATGAGCAGGATTAGGCGGCAGTCCATGGGGGCTTCCGCTTTTTGTTTGTCCAAATAAAGGAAGAGAGGGAGAAAAATGAAGGATTTTATGAATTTGGTGCAGTGTGCGTTTGCGGCGGCAGGAGGCTTCTTCGGCTGGTTTGTGGGAGGCCTGGACGGGCTTTTGTATGCCCTGGTTGCTTTTGTGGTGGTGGATTACCTTACCGGCCTGATGGCTGCGGGGCTGGAAAAGAAGCTGTCCAGTGGGGTGGGTTTCCGTGGAATTTTTAAGAAGGTGGTCATTTTCTGTCTGGTGGCGGTGGGGCATATCATTGACACCCATGTAATCCAAAATGGGAGTGTGCTGCGGACAGCGGTGATTTTCTTCTATCTGTCCAATGAAGGGATTTCCATTTTAGAGAATGCGGGCAGGATTGGCCTGCCAATCCCGGAGGGGCTGAAAAGTGTCTTGGAGCAGTTAAAGGAGGAAAAATCGGATGAAGGTAAGTAGGGTGTATGTGTCAGATAATAACACTTATGAGAGCAACAGCCCGATGTATATTGTGGTGCATAATACGGATAATTTTGCGGCCGGGGCGGATGCCAGAGCACATGCCAGGGCACAGTGTAACGGGAATTTGAGCACTTCCGTCCATTACTACACGGATGACAGGGATACGGTATATCAGGCGGCTGGCCATGGCCGGGGATGCTGGCATGTGGGAGTGAATTATGGGGGAAGGCTGTTTGGGACGGTGAATAACAGGAACAGCATTGGTGTGGAGATGTGTGTGCAGGCGGGGTATGACTTTCAGAAAGCTTTTGCCAATACGGTGGAGTTTATCCGGCAGTTGATGGCGGAGACAGGGATTCCACTGGACCGGGTGGTACAGCATTATGATGTGTGTGCAAAAAACTGTCCTTCCCAGATCCGGGCAAAGGGGCTGTGGGAGGAATTGAAGCGGTTGATTGGGAGCGGCGGCTCCGGGCAGACGGAGGATGTTTCTTCCTATATAAAGATTATGGGTAAGGCTGTGGCTTCTGTAGAGCAGATGCGTGAGTATGTCAGGAAGGTAAATCCGTCTGTCAATCAGTCGGTGCTGGATATGGTTCCGCTGTATCTTTCCGAAGGGGAGGCAGAGGGCGTGAGAGGGGATGTTGCTTTTGCACAGTCCTGTCTGGAAACGGGTAACTTTGGATTTTCTGGTTCGGCGGTGTCACTGGGGCAGAATAATTTCTGCGGTATGGGTGTGACGGAGAATGGTATGAAAGGCAATTCCTTTGATACGGCACAGCTTGGCATCCGGGCCCAGGTGCAGCATCTGAAAGCTTATGCTTGTACGGAGAGGCTTGTGAATGGGAATGTTGACCCACGTTTTAAGTATGTGGCCAGGGGTGTTGCTCCCTATGTGGAGTGGCTGGGAGCCAGGGAGAACCCGCAGGGGAAGGGCTGGGCAGCCGGGACCGGATATGGGGCGAAGATTGTAGCTATTTTGAAGGATATGATTGGAAATGCAGGGAACGGCAGTACGGGAGCGGATGGCTCTGGCCAGCCAATTAAGCCGCTGTCCGGGTTTGTGAAGGTCTTCTATAAAGGCCGGGATGGACTGAATGTGCGGAACAGTCCATGCATGGGGGATAACGTGGACCAGGTGGTGTTTGACGGCGTGTATACAGTGGTGGGCATCAGTGAGGATAGGGCGTGGTATAAACTGAAATCAGGGCTGTTTGTCACAACGGACCGGCAGTATGTGCAGTTCATGGAGGAACAGCCTGCGGTGTCTTCTTATCTGGTGAAGGTGGATATAGAGGATTTGAATATCAGGAAAGGGCCGGGGACGGACTGTGCAAGAACCGGGAAGTATACGGGAGCCGGGGTGTTTACCATTGTGGAGGAAGCGGATGGAGTGGGGGCTTCTAAGTGGGGGCTGCTGAAAGCTTATCAGAAGAAGCGGAACGGGTGGATTTCGCTGGATTATGTGACGAGGGTGTAATGGCTTGCCCGGTGGGAAGATCCACCGGGTTTTTCTTTTTGGCTTTCTGAAATAAGTTTCCGCGGACCAAAACAAAAGGTGTGGAAACTGCTTAACTGCTTGACTTATACGACGCTTAGAGTGATTAATAGACTACGCTTATTGAGCTTACTCAAAATGATACCAAAAAGTGAAAGGAAGGAATGCCAGTTGAAAATGCAGGTAGCATATTATTACAGAACCACACACCGGGATCATGGATATGAAAAATATGTGGAACCGGGGAGAGAAGCATTCCGCAGGCGCTATGGTAAGCGGACAGTGGAAGAACATTTCTTTTGGGATGAAGCGTCTGGCGTAGACGCAAACCGGAAAGCGTTCCGGCAGTTGATAGCAGAAATCCAGGCCGGGCATGTCCGTGTGGTAGTCACAAGGGATGCCACTATGATTGCCCGTGACTGGCGGCAGTTCTTTGAATTTATGGAAGCCTGCGATAAAGCAGGGGTGCCAGTGGTATGTATCAATGAGGACGGAGACGCAGGAAAGCAGTATGAATATGTGAAGCGGTTTGTAAAAGAATACTTTGGAAGGGAGAAGGTTTTATGAGGATACGGATGTTAGAGCCGGTACAGAATAAAATACAGAAAAAGAAACGTGTCTGTGCTTATGCCAGGGTTTCCACGGATTCCAGGAAACAGGGCGAATCCCTGGAAAACCAGATATCTTCTTATGAGCGTTCTCTGAGATCCAATCCGGAATATGAGTTAATCGGCGTATTTGCAGACCAGGGAATCTCCGGTTTCAGCAGAAACCGTCCGGAATTCCAGCGGATGGTGCAGATGGCGAAGGACGACCAGATAGATTTAATCATCACAAAGTCCATTTCCCGGTTTGCCAGGAACACGGCAGTGCTTCTGGAGACGGTGAGGGAGCTGCGGCTGATTGGGGTTGCTGTCTATTTTGAAGAACAGAATATTAACACATTATCCGGGGACGGTGAGGTCATGCTCACTGTCCTCGCTTCTTTTGCGGAGGAAGAGAGCAGAAATGTATCGGAGAACCGGAAATGGTCTATTCGCAAGAAGTTTGAGCGTGGGGAGTACATGATTAACACGGAGCGGTTCATGGGTTATGACAAGGATGAGTTTGGGGAACTGGTCATCAATTCTAAAGAGGCTATGGCAGTCCGGTTCTTTGCGGATATGTACCTTTTAGGAGTGGGTTCCAGCCGCCTAGGGCAGTTGGCAGATTTTTTGGGAATCCCGTCTGTGACAGGAGGGAGGTGGACTGGCGGTTCGTTTATGGGAATGTTCAAAAATGAGAAATACAAAGGGGATTTCCATTTGCAGAAGTATTACACACCGGAGGATAAAAGGAACCAGACGGTACGAAATAATGGAGAAGTGCAGAGTTATTATATGGAGGACAGCCATCCCGCAATTTTGAGCACGGAGGTTTGGGATGCCCTACAGGAAAAGATAGAAGCGAATAAACGGGACAGGAACATTGCTCAGGAGGATTCGCAAAAGTACCAGAACAGATACCTGTTGACGGGGATGCTGTACTGCCCGCATTGCGGAAAGACACTCCGGCGCAGGATTGGGTACAAAAAGAAGGTAGAGTGGCTTTGCTCCACTTATATTGAAGAAGGAAAGCGAGCCTGTCCGGGTGTGCGGATCTCTGATGAGTCGGCAGCCCGACAGGATATTATAGAACCAACGGTGGCAGAGGAGGTCTACAGGAATGGCAAGAAACATTACCGTTATACCAGCAAAGCAGAATTCGAGAACAGGGGAAGGGAAAGCTGTAAAGAGGAAAAAACTGCGGGTGGCGGCGTATTGCCGGGTGAGTACCGACCAAGAAGAACAGCTATTAAGCTATGAGAACCAGGTGCGGTTTTATACGGAGAACATTAACAGCAATCCCGAATATGAGTGTGCGGGGATATATGCGGATGAGGGAATTTCCGGCACGAATACTAAGAAAAGAGATGAATTTAACCGGATGATTATGGACTGCAGGGCAGGGAAGATTGACCGGATTATCACGAAGTCCATCTCCCGGTTCGCAAGGAACACACTGGACTGTCTGAATTATGTGCGGGAACTGAAGGGGCTTGGTATAGGGGTGACATTTGAAAAGGAGAATATTGACACTTTGGATGCAAAGGGGGAAGTGCTGCTGACAATCCTTTCTTCTCTGGCACAGGACGAGAGCCGGAATATTTCAGAGAACAGCACATGGGGTATCCGCAAGAGGTTTGAGATTGGGCAGCATAAGATGAGTACCAAGCGGTTTCTGGGTTATGATACGGATGAGGATGGGAAGCTAGTGATTAACCAGAAGCAGGCAGCGATTGTAAAACGATTATATTTTGAATTTCTGAGTGGGAAAACGGTGGATTATATAAAACGGATATTTGAGCGGGAAGGCGTTGTTAACTGGGATGGAAGTGCGAAATGGCAGGTGACCACACTGCAGAGTATGTTGGAAAATGAGAAGTATAAAGGTGATGCAGTTTTACAGAAAAGTTATACCGTTGATTTCTTGACTAAGAAGCGGGTGATGAACCAGGGAGAGATACAGAAGTTTTATATTGAAGATGACCATGAAGCGATTATTGAGCCGTGGATTTGGGCGTGTGTACAGTTGGAGATTGAGCGGCGTAAGCGGTATCTGGAGGAACATGGGACCAAATCTTATTCTAACAATACAGAGAATAATCCGTTTGCTTCGAAAATCGTCTGTGGGGAATGTAATAAGGTTTTTACCCGTAAAGGGTGGCGGAGCAGCACCGGGGAAACAAGGAAGATTTGGCAGTGCAGTGAGCGGTATAAGGTAAAGGGGATTATGGGGTGTGCGAACAGGCATGTTGAGGAAAGTACACTGGAGAAAGCATTTGTTATGGCATGGAATGGGATTTTGGAAAATAAGGAGTATTTTCTTCGAAAGTGGGCGGAACAGGAAAAAAGTGAGTACTTGCTGGAAGCGTATAGGGCGAAGGATTTTCGGATACTGGTAAATAATGTGGTGATAAGGGAAATGGATATCAACTTTATGCTGCGAGTTTTGAATTGCCTTAAGATATTTGAAAATGGAAGGTTATTATTAGTATTTTTGGATGGAACGGAGATTGAGTTTATAAAGTAGATAAAGATATTTCAAATAATCTTGCTTAACCGATATAAGTTATATATAATGTATATCAACAACGTTATTTGAAAGGTGGAGAATTGAAATGGATGTAAATGAATTATTAGATTACGCAATCTCCGAAGCGAATGAATTAGTAGATGGTGAGGTCTTTTTGGTTAGAGAATTATTTAAAGGCTATGAATGGAATCGTATTCCGAGAAAAGATCGATTACTTTTGGGAACCTTATTTTTGAATCATGTAAATCGAAAGAATAGTATGTTAATTCCAATTGAGAAGACCTCATCAGGCCAACAGAAATATATAAAACGATTGTAATTTTATTGAGAGGTGTGTGAAAGTGAAATTTGAAGTTATACCAGAGAGAACATTACTTGAAGATGGTATTCCTATAAAGGCAATATCAGATTTAGCGAAAATAGAAGGTAACAGCAAAAAACCAGTTTATTCGATTCACAAATGGTGGGCTAGAAGATTGAGCTCTGTGGTTAGAGGAATTATATTAGGTGCTGTTTTACCTGATAGTACTACAGAAGAGCAGTTTTGGGATATTTATTATCAACAGAATATTCTAGACAACATCACTGTTTTAGACACCTTTATGGGAGGAGGAACATGCGTTGTAGAAGCAAGAAAAATGGGAGCGCACGTTATTGGGGTTGATATAGATCCCCTAGCATGCTTCATTACTAAAAAAGAGGTGGAGAGTTTAGAAAGAAAAGAACTTGAGGATGTTTTTACTCGAATTTTGCTTACAGTGGAAAAACAGGTGAATAAATATTATTTAACTAGAGTTAATGAAATTATATATGAAGTTATAAATTTCTTTTGGGCTTATGAACTTAAATGTGATAAATGTATGGAGAATATAATTACCCAGCCTCATTACTACTTGGCAAAAGACAGCAAAATTATAACTGCTTTTTGCAAGCATTGTGGTGAGGTGCACGAACTTCCTGTAAACAGAAAAAGATTTCGATGTACCAAATGTAATAAAACAACTGATATTTATAATGGAAATTATAATAATGGTAAGGTGAAGTGTTGCAAATGTGGTGAAAGTCATACGCTAATAAAACATGTTAAAGGTGCAAAAAGTCTAAAATTATTTGCTATAGAGTATCTTGCTGAAGGTACAAGAAAATATAAAAAGGCTGATGAAAGTGATATATTCTTATTTGATGAAGCCAAGAAAGCATATACGAGGGTGTTTGAAGAGCTGCCTGTCCCTGATGATATAATACTGAGTAGTCGCAGTGGAGAAACACGACCACAAAGTCATGGATATTTATTTTATAAAGACTTGTTTAATTCAAGGCAGTTACTTTCTTTAGGATTATTATTAAAAGAAATATTAAGTGTTGATAATCATAAATTGAGAGAATGGCTATTATTGGCGTTTTCAGATTGCTTAGCAGCGAACAACATGTTGTGTTGCTATGCTTATGGGTATAAAAAGTTAACTCCTCTATTTGGTATTCATGCCTATACGGTTCCAGTAAGGGTGGCAGAAAATAATGTGTTAGGGACTAAGTCATTGGGGAGAGGGAGCTTTAAGAAGACGTTTAGTAAGATGTTAAAAGGTAAGCAGTATTGTGATGAAACATATGAGGTTACTTTATCGCAGGATGGCAAAAAAGATAAGTTGACAACCCAGAAAATCAAAACGGGAGAAAAAATTTCTGCTGAAATAGCTAAAGATGCAAAGGGATTTTATATAGAAAAAAGACAAGCTTTGTTTTTAAATCAAAGCTCAGTAGATTTGAATGTGATAAATAACAATTCAATAGAGATAATTTTAACGGATCCCCCCTATTATGATAATTTAGCTTATTCAGAGTTATCAGCATTTTATTTTGCTTGGTTAAAAAAACATATTTCGTTTAATGATTCAGACCAATATAATAATTCTATTTTTATGAAAGGGAATGATTTGGCAGAGTATAAAGCCTATGTCAAACAATTGTCTGAAGTCTTCAGACAATGTTATAAAAAATTAAAATCTACTGGTATTATGATTTTTTCCTTTCACCATAATAAAATTGAAGCCTGGACTGCACTTGCGAAATCTATTAAAAATAGCGGTTTTTGTATAACTAAAGTATTCCCTGTTAGATCTGAAGGGAATAGTGCTTATCATTCTTCGGAAAAATCTATTAAATGGGATTCAATAATTATACTACGAAAAGAAAAGATTTTAGTTAAAAAAACACAGTATTACGGTGAAATAGAGTTTTGTGTGAATGAACTTGATATGAAAGAATGTGATTTGATAAGTTTTTACCGTTCTTTGAAGTTGCAAGATTATGTTAACAATATTGGTGAGTTACAAGATGATAATTTAAATGTTTTTTTAAACAAAGGAATATCAATAATTTCAGAAATAATAATTGCTAAGGAGAAAAGAGATGCCAAGAATTAGTAAACAAACATTATCACAGTTTTTGAAGACAGAATGCTATAGACAACTTAAATTTATACTTTCTCCACATGAAAATAAAAAATATGAGCTGGAAAGAACAGATTTTAAGATACCACCAAGACAAGACCCTCGACCTGGGATAACTCTTGTAGCAAAAGCAGGGCAAGAGTGGGAAAAGGAAACTTACAAAAAAATACAAAAGTATTTTAATAATTATAAAATAGTAGGAAATAAAGATCGTAACGGGGATTTTACCCCCATTCAACTGTCTCATGCTATTGATAAGTTAGAGCAATTTTGTTTTATAATGCAACCTGAATACCAGATGGAGGTAAATTCAGCATTCGAAAAAACTTTTAACATAGATCAATTGAGAATATTATCTGGTAAATATAGTTTAGAATTAAGTAAACTAAGACCAGATATACTGTTAGTGGTGCCACCTATGACATACGATCATTATGTTGATAAAGAAGGGCATTATAAATTAGTTGAAAAAGGTTGTAATAAATTACAAATAAAGATAATTGATATTAAAAACACGTCAGAACCATCAATTGCTCATTTCAGTGAAATTGCGTATTATATGATAACACTCGCCTCATGGTTAGATGATCAAGGCTTAAATGATAAATTTCAGGTCGTATCAGGAGCTATTTGGCCCGGCTCATACGATGTTTCAGCAATAAAGAAGAAATACGATGAATACAACGATAACGAAATACAAATAAGTAATGAAGATTTACTGAGCTGGCTATATGAAGATATTATTGAAGCGCCTTTTGAAGTATTTGTTCCTAAAATATATAAATTCTTTAATGAAGATTTGCCATATGTTTTAAAAACAGATTGGACGGATATGGATTATCATGTAAATGCGTCATGTAAGCATTGTGATTATTTAGGATATCCTTGGAAAAATAAAGACGGAGATTTTACGTATGATGAAAACCATTGTATGAGACTTGCGTTAAAAGAAGATCATTTGTCGCGAATTACTGATATGACTAAGGCTGCTAAAGAATCTCTAATTGATGGCGATGTAGAAGTTGGGAGCAAATTATCAATTAAGAATGAACAGGATAAAATATTTGACAGACATCAAACTTTAAAATCAAAAAGGGTATTGTATCCCAAAAGGGCAGAATCGTTAATTGAAAATAAAGTTATTATACCTGATAATGTAGGAACTTCTTCTATAATGCCAAAATGGTCTGATTTAAGCATTTTTATAACTGTAGACTTCGATATTACAAGTGCTATAACCGGTTGTATTGGCATAAAAGGAGTTTGGGTTAATACACAAGATAAAAAGGATTTACATTTTTGGCCATCAAATTCTCAAAAAGCAAAGGTCTATGTTATTGAGGCAAAGGATATAGAAATAGAGCGGGAAAATGTAATAAAGTTTTTAGAATATATCCAAACAATTCTAAATGAAGTGAGGAAAATGGATAAGGACTCAACTTATCAAATCTATATATGGGATAGTACTCAATACAATCATATAAAGCGAGTAATTGGTAGAAACTTAAATCATATGATTCTAAACCCTAAAATCAAAGACTTGATTTGGCTATTTCCCTCAGAGGAAACTATAGGGAATCCCAGTTTGCAGAGACAATCGCCAATTACTATCGTTAAAGATTGTATAAGTAGTTTGACTGCATTACCGATTCCACATTACTATTCGCTTTTGGAAACAGCAAGAACGTATGGAAACCCTGATTATAGTTATGTATATAATGTTCATCCTTTATTTGAGGATGCATTAAGTGATCAAATACCTTCTGAACGTATTCACGAGATATGGAGTAAGATTAAAGAACCATATTTAGATTGGGTAACTCAAATGGGAGTTCTCCAAGAAACAGTCATAAAACGTGTAAACGCTTTACATGCTGTAACACAGAAGATACAGAAGGATATCAGATCAATATTGCTTGAATATGCTCCAAGTATATCAAAGCCATTACAGCCATCAAAACAAGGAAAGATGTGCTATTTTGGTGAGTTAATATATATGTATTCAAAGTTAGAAGTAAAGTTGTCCGAGTTAGAAATACTGTCTAAAAGAGCTTTACCAATTTACGAAAGAGAGGCTAAGTTCGATAGTGCTATTTTAATAAAGAGGATTGAAGATAAAAAATCTATATTAAGGTCCTATAAAATAATTGATTCTGATTATATTTATGTTTATAAAATGTCAGAGAATTCTAAAGATGTTAGGATAAAAGAGGGGGACTTTTCCGTTGCAGTATCTCCTAATTGTGATGCATCTTTTTTAGGTAAGAAGATATATAAGTTACTTGATAATGTAGAGAAAAAATATTTTACATTTCAGACTATTTTATCTGTCACAGTAAAGATTATTAATAGAGAAGAAGGAATATTAATTTTTGAGATACCTCAGTGTAGATGTAGTGATGGTAGCACCATTAATCCAATATCTGAACTTGAAAGCCTAGGTATTTCTTTTGCTAAAAATGTTTCGTTGGATCCAGTAGCAAATGATTTCTTCACTACGAAATTAAAAGAGGCATTGCAAGAAATTGGAAATCCACCTAATGCAATAGATAATATAACTGAAATAGAGCAAGAAAAACAATCAGGATTAAGTAAATTACGCCCTCGCAAGACTAGTATAACTCCTGCATCAAAGCTTTTGTGGGATATTGATGAATATAAGAGTATGAAAAATATTATGCTAAAAGATAGCTCAGAAGCAGACATAATAGCGTATATTAATTCTTTGAAAAAGACTGTTAAATTAAATGATAGTCAGATTAAGGCTTGGAATGCAGCATTAAATAGTAATATCAGTATGATCTGGGGACCGCCAGGCACTGGAAAGAGTAGAACCCTTATAACTATTGTTAAGTCATTTACTGAGTTGGCGAGGATGCAGAATAAAGTAGTTAGAATACTTATTACTGCATTTACTTATAATGCAATTGATAATGTATTGATTGATGTAGCAGATGAAATAACTGATAAAGATATTTATATAAAAAGATTATGTTCTGCCACTAGAAAAAATCCTGCATGTAAAACGAATATTCAACAAATAACTTCAGATGATAAAGCTGAAATGGAAAAATTGCGACATAACTTAGAAAAATCAGATGAATCAATTATAGTTGGTGCGCCACCGCAACAGATACATAAATTATTAACTAAAAGCCGAAAATATCAGCACGAAGAATATTTTGATATTATTATCATTGACGAAGCATCACAAATGAATGTTGCGAGTTCGATATTAGCCTTTTCATCACTTGTGATGAACGGAGCTCTAATACTGGCTGGTGATGGATTGCAATTACCTCCTATACATAAAGCTGATATGCCAGTAGGATGTGAAAGTAAGTTGGGGTCTATTTATGATTACTATGAAAGAGAATGCAATGTATCGCCCAGCATGTTGGAGGTTAATTATCGATCCAATCGAGAAATTGTTGATTTTATTAAGGAGGCAGGTTATAAAGACGAATTGATTAGCTATTCCCCGGGTATGAAAATTAGATTAGTTCAGAATGATATGGATGATGTTATTTTACCAGAAGGCCTATGCAAAGATACTTCATGGGAACAAATGATTGATCCAAATAAAAAGATTTGTTGCTTTACATATCATGATGGTATGAGTAGCCAGTGGAATGAATTTGAAGTTGAAGCGATTGCAACGTTATGTGGCTATTTAAAAGGGAATCTATACAGTCAATTGGCTAACGAAAAAGATATAAATAATAAGCTGATTGAAGAAACAAAGGATATTTATACGGATGTGGACTTTTGGGTAAAAGGAATAGGTATTGTGACCCCTCACCGAGCACAGCAAAGTAAAGTAAGCAATAGACTGGAGCGATTATTCTCATATGGTGATTTGGTTTTACAGGAGAAAATACGTAACTGTGTAGATACAGTAGAACGTTTTCAAGGTCAGCAGAGAGATGTTATAATAGTATCTTTTGCTTTAGGAGATGTTGATATGATAGCCAATGAAGAAGAATTTATTTTAAACCTTAATAGATTTAATGTAATGATTTCTCGTGCACGGGCGAAGGTGATTGTGCTTATTTCGGAAGAGCTCAGTTATTACTTGGCAAATGATATGGAAGTGCTTAGGCAGTCAAGATTGCTTAATAAATTTGCTAATACTTATTGTGAAAATAAAATAAGTCTATCTCTGCCATATATCAAGGATGGCACAGATGAAATCGTGCAGGGAACTCTAAAATATATGTAATTAAAATAGAGTGAACGAAATATTTAACTTCTATATGATTGTGAAAGGTGGTTATAACAATTTGTTTTATATGTTTGTGATAATCACCTTCTAATGAATGAATTCATCCAATATTGAACAAGGTGAGACGACTAGAAGAATTGCAAAGAGAGTATAGAGCGTTGGAATATGATAAAGAAAAATCAAATTAACTTTACTTCAAGATAGTGTAATTTTGGTGGAGGGGTAAATTATTCATAAAGGGGTGATTTTCTTCAAAAGGGGTAAGAGTGGTAGAATAATCGAAGAAATCTACGCCACCATTATGTAATGAAAATATTTTTGCCATGTAGTATAAAACTCCCGTCCCACCGCATGTTGAAACCGCCGTGCTTCTCGTGCGGAAACCTTGATTCCAGGCGGGGGTGCGGGATTTTTAGCGGGAAATGGAGTTGTGTTTTTACGGAAGGTGAGATGGATAAGTTTCCGCTGATAAGGGGACGGGGATAACGCCGGAAAGTTCAAAAATAAGGGCTTTATTGGACAAAAAATACAATCCGACAAAACTCGTACTATTTGGGAAAAGTGAATATTATGGGGCAAAAGTTGAGATAATTCGATTAACATAAAAAGGTGTATATTGTAGTAGGAAAGAAGTAAGAGAGTATGGTAAACTATGGATAAAAGAATACTAATGGAGGATACCTAATGGATCAACCAGTTTCGATAACAGGTATGACTTTAGCAAAAACATATACCCCACCTATTCAAAGTGCAGATACGTTATTTCACTTTGTTGGAAAAATAGATTATTTGTTAGATGCTATTGAAAGGGATGCGCTGATTCCAAGATATTGTGTTGAAACAATAAATTATTTGAATATATCGTATAAGGAAATTGCATACCCAATGTTGTGTTTTTGCGATATCAATTTACATAAAATAGAAAATCATATGGGATTTTATGGTAGTTATGGTATTGCATTTTCCAAGCAATGGGGGATAGCAAAGGGAATTCAACCGATACAATATATAAATACTCAGTCTAGTTTGAAGAATGATTTTACAAATGCATTTGAAGAAGCAGTTTCAAGCTCTTATACTGATAAAGTACAGGATTATTTGTTGACACAGATGTATTTTTTGAAACCTATAGAGGGTGAGATGCTTCGTGATGGAAAGTTAGAACATAAAAATTTTACCGACGAATGTGAATGGAGGTATATACCAGATGCTTCTTCACAAAAATTTCCGAGTGTTTTAACAGGAAGTGGTATAGTGCAAAAAGAAACATTAAATAAGGGGATTAGGTTTACAGATCAGTTGTGGCTGAAGTTTAATCTGGAAGATGTAAAATATATAATCATCCAGAATAAAGCAGAATTTGATTTGGTAGCGGACAAAATCTTAAAAAAGGATTATATAGATAAATTTGAAAAGATTTTTCTTATTTCAAAAATCATAATTTGGGATGATACGAAAGGAGATTTTTAATAATGTTTTCTGATTTTAAAGCGGCATTTAAAGAAAAACCATCGTATGAGTCAGAGATACCAGAGGGAATATTAAAAGCAATAAGTGAGCCACTTCCAGAAGGTTTTAAATATGTAAATGCAGAAAATGGCATTTGTAGGATTGAAACAGACGGGAAATTTGTAGTTGGGTCAGGCGGTATTAAATTACCTGAAAATGCAAAAGAGATATTTAATGATAAGATTAGTATGGATGAATTATGGACATATTTATATAATTCTCAGCAGCAGGCAGAAATTTTACCGGACAAGAATGGTTGTTATGAAATTAATGGAACTGCATTTAAAGCTAGTGATTTACTTGTAGCACCATTTAAAAATAATATAGTACAGGAGTCAACACATTTCTATATGGTTCCGCCAAAGTTTCCAGAAGCACATTCAATAGAGATAGGTTCAGATAAGTATAGACGCAATATAGTGATTCAACAGAAAGCCAATAATAGTTTTACAATTTTTA